GACAAAGCACATCCCACACGCATTTATGACGGATTATGCAAAAAGTGATGTCGCACAGGCGCATTCTAAGGCTATTTCAGCATGTCGGCAAGGCCATTATGCACTAATAAATGCTGTACGCACGCCTATTTTACATACTATTTTACTAAGCTGTACATAAGTCCATCACACATACTTATTATATGCTTTTGCTATGCCTTACTATATGCTGTTATATAGGCTAGTTACTATGCCTTACTAGTACCATACTATACCTTACTATACTACCTCCCCCCCCAGTTTCCACGAGAAGTGCCCTATAAGGGGCTTTTTAAGCATTTTTACGCCTTTTTAAAGGCTTTTCTTGCTCTTTTTACAAGCCTTTTTGCACATTCTTTCTTAAAATCCATCAAAACACCTTTATAATAGCTTTTTCAAGGTGTTTTTAAAATTTTCTACTATATAAAGCGCCGTTTTTATGTCATAGCTGTCAAAAAGAATTTAAAAAAGTTGTAAAAAGTTATTGACAGGCATTTTTGAAAGTGATATATTAAAGGCGTAGCAACGAACTACAAAAATAAATTTAAGAAAGAGGTTTTATAAAATGATTATCGCAGAAAATGAGTTATACTTAGTTAAAAAGCCCTTAAATGAGTGGGATATGAACTACCATTTAATTGAAAAAGAAACAGGAAAAGACTTTTTGATTGATATAGACGAGGTGGCAGAAAATGTAGAAGAAGGAGAGAAGTACGAGCTGGGGCTTCTTTTCTCAGACTTACAAAATCTTAATATCGAATTACTAATTGAAAATAGTTGGAAAGTAATTTAAAAAAGTTATTGGCAAGCGTTTTTGTTATTGATATACTAGAGGCATAGAAAATACTCGCACAAAAGGCTAGGTACTTCCTTTAAACACTGCCTAAAATCAAATTTAAGAAAGAGGTTTTATAAAATGATGAAATTAATCGAATTAGACAACGGACGGAAACAAGTTTTTTACAACAATGTTTTAATGCAGTACGAAAGAAGTGGCAGTGATGTATATGGCAATCCATTATATCGAGCTTATCCGATAAACTTTTCTTTTAAACGTTTAAAAAGCGTATATAGAAATTATGAAAAAGGCGCTTGGGAAGAATCTTACTACCTTATCCAAAGCTATAACATTTTAGCGGATATACAAAACATTGCCAACGAGGTAAACGCAAAAAACACTTTTCCAGACTTTGACCAAACTTTATTGAAAGACTATCGGGAGGTTTTGGCGTATGTCTAATAAAACTATTGAAAAATTATATAATAGTTATATGAGTACTTGTAAAGAGTTCCGGGATAAGGTAACATTTACTCAATATGTGAAAGGGGAATATTAGAAAATGGCGTTAACAATGTTTGAAAAAGAGAGTTTACAAAAAGAAAATGCACGACTTAAAAGAGAGCTAACCACTTTAAAGGCTAGCCAAAAACTAGGCAGAGGGCTTGATGAAAAAGAATTACAAAAAGCACTTAACAGTTGCCAACGAATTTTCAAAACTTTAAACAGAGGTAAAAGAAGCCTTGTTTTAAGTAAGTCCGCCATGATGGCTAGCGTGGAGTATTCAGGAAGTGGTCGTTCAAAAACTTATAAAGATTGTTCGAAAACAGCAATAAGAGAAGCCGAAAAAAGCGCATGGGAGATTATGAGCCTAGAAAATGACTTTAGAAATATTCACCACTTCTTAAAACATGGGACAATGAAAGCTGAGGAAAAAGACAATGCTTAATATTATTATAACAGTAATTTCAACAGTGATTATTTTAAAGGTGCTGGAATTGGTTTATAAAAAGCTTTCGAAAAGACTTGATAAGTCTATCAAGTTTTCAAGAAAGAAAGCCAAAAAGCGTTTTATTGTTGCTTGTGTGACGGAAGAACAGGCTTATACTTTGCGATTATTAAAAGCCATTTCAAAAGATGACGAAGCTGTTTGCGAAGCTACAAATAAAGCTTTGCTAGAATATGGTTATGAAGAAGCGGGCGGGCATTCTTATGAGAAAGCTCGGGAAAAGTTTTCCTCTTTGCCTGATGTAAAAAATGGCATACCAATCGACGAAATAGAAAGTGATGAAGAAGCGGACGTGCAACCTTTTTAGAAAAGTTTATTAAAATGCTTGCAATCCACTTGATGATTTGCTATTATAATTGTAGTTAGAAAGGAGGTAACAAGAAAATGAGCAAAGCTTTCTACACGGCACTAGGCGGATTTTTGACAAGCTTTTTCACGGGGCATAACACAGTAGCGTATTTTATGGCTTGTGTCGTAGCGTTAACAATAGCCGTCCAAACACTTTATGAAAAAGATTAGTCAAAAGAGTTGACAATGGTTTTCTCAAATGCTACAATAAAGACAGTTAAAAGAGAGGAAGAAAGAAAATGACAAAAAAAGAAATTATGAAAAGATACCTAGCGGAAAGAGTAGACTTTGAGGGCTTGAGAAATGATGTTAAAAATTCATGGTTAAAAGACCGCCCAAAAAGCGAAATACCTTATAACGGAATTACAGGAAAGTATTTTGATAAGTTAAGCGAAGAAGCTATAAAAGTAGCGGAATACAAATTTCCCGATAGCGACCGAACTTATCTAACATTATTCGAAGTGACCAAAGAATTACTTATTGAAATCTTGTAAAAAGTTATTGACAAGCATTTAAAAAAGTAGTAAGATATACGTATAAGATAACAAGTAACAAATACTCATTCGATAAGGTTAGGGCAATCCTTTAAAAAAGCCTAAAATAAAATAACAGAAAAGGCGGTTTTTAACATGACAATAGAATACAATGTATTTTTAGATGAAAAAGGATTTTTTGAAACAATTATAGAGGCTTTGGAAAATGGGTTCACAGGCTACTACAGTGACTTACATGCCGAAATTTTTAACTATGGTGTAAATGCTGACGTGAAAGACCTCGAAGAGTATGGGGCTTTCAAAGCTCTAGGAGAAATTCAAGAGTATGAAAAAGACAACTTTGGGGAGGTATTGACAGACCTCGGGAACGCATCGGCGGTTGCTAATACGCTTTACTATATTTTAGGAGATAAATTTTTAAATGAAACACTTGAGTTTAACCGCATATTGGAAGAAGCTTCCGACGCGTTAGGATTAGAAGAAGACCTTTGGAATGAGGAAGCCACCGAGGAAGTAAACAAAGCTATTGTCAAACGATTAAAGGGGGAATTTAAGAATGTTTATTGTTAAAATTTATAAAGAAAAATCAGACCGTCAGTTAAAACTTTTCCATACCTCCGAAGAAGCTGAAAACTATATTTTGAGAAAGCTTAAGAGAACTGATAAGAAAACTGTCGAAGTTTTTGAATGGGATAACATAGCGTTAGAATTAAGCTATTGGAATCGATTGACAAGGCAACAAGAAAGCTATATTTTAGAGTATTAAAAAGTTTATGAAAGTATGCAACCAAAGAAAATTAGGAATTTCTAATCAAACTCTTATAAATTTCTCAATACAAAAACACTAGTTAGATGGTATTATTAATGCATAAGATAACAACAAACAATCAGGGAGGAATTAAAAAATGAATTACGGAGATATTTTAGAACAACTTGAGGAGACTCAAAAAGATTTGATGATGATTGACGACTACTCGGAAGAAGTTTACCAAGGTATTTTAACAGCTATTCAGGAATTAGAATATTTAATCGAATCAGATAAAGAAAGGAAGTTATGAACATGAATGAATTAGAAGCAGTGAAAGAATGGAATAATAAAATTGAGGAACAACAAGAAGTGCTAAACAAGGTTATTGTTACTTTTTATAAAGAAATTGATTTAAAGGTTAAAATGGTAAACCGTGGTTTGCTAGGGCAGTTATCAGCTTTTAACGAACTAAAAGGAATGCTACCAGGTATCGAGCTAACAGCAAAGGTTATTGCACCTGATAACGTGCTACCTATTACAACCAACAACTTTTTAGAATATTTATTTCTAGGGGATAACGAACAACGAGCATACGCAAAAGAATACCTAGACGGCTTTTTAAAATCAGTAGAATAAGGGGAGGAAAACTTTCCTCCTTTACCTAAAAATTATATGAAAGAGGTTTTCAACCATGACAAAACAATTTAAAAACATTATCGCAGGCTTAACAATTTTAGTAATCGCTTTGGCTATCTCTTCAGGAATCGCAACAATTAAGGCAGTAGAAAACGCAAATGATAAAGCTATCCTTGCCGAACGTGTGGAAGCTTTGGAAAAACTTTCCGAAAATCAAGAGTATGAAATTGCTGTTAAGTCTAATGTAATCGGCGCCTATCTAATCAATCATGAGGAAGAAGCACAAAAGGAATATACCGAAGCTTATAAAGCACACAAGCCAACGCTTCTTAAAAACTACAGAGAAGCACACAAATAATTTAAAAATATTTTTTACAGCTTAATAAACAGGAATTAGAAAAGCTTTTGAGAAAACATCTCGAGGGCTTTTCTTTTTTGCGTTTTCAAAACATATGACCATAAAAGGCGCCTTCTTAATTTATGGAATGCTTTTAAACCTAGCGGTATGCACAAGCTTTTCTAAAGCTTTCTAATGGTTAACTACCCAACTTATTTCTTGAAACGTTACGAGAAGCGATATATCAAATACTCTCTCACTCACATAATAAAGCAATGGGCAAAGGATTAGGCAAAGACTATTCTTAAATGCTGTTATTAATCCATCAAAAAGGATAAGAAAAGAGTGGAATTGTAAGAAAGAATTGGTAAAAGCCTATCAAACATAGGGGATTTTTAAGAGGAATGAGAGGGCGCCTAACAATATTATTCCAAAGCTTTTTCTAGGGCGTTGCGTTAGGCGTTTTTCTAGGTGGTATCTAAAGGGCGTGAGCGGGCGTAATCTCAAGGCGAATCTTGAAAGGCAAGTGCAAAGCTTTGTGGTGGAATTGTTTTTATTAGAGCTTTTAAGAAGCCTTTGCGGAATGCTGTCACGGCGGGCATGGTGGAGAGGTGGTTCGAGAGGTTGTCCGATAGCTTTCACCACAGGTTAACACTAAAGACCACACTCACAGGCACTGCACAGGCATTATAGAGGCACCCGAAAGGTGTCCGAACGCTGTCCGCAAGGCTGTCACGACGGCTAGTTTACATAATACACATTATCCAAAGTAGAAAGACCCTGACTCAATGCATTGTTAACAGCAAAGATACAGAGTCTAACTAGAGTCGCTTGTGTGAGCGTGTCGGACGGTGTGACGTGAGAGCGTCGCGAAGCACTCGCAAGGTGTCGCGAAGCGTGAGGAAGGCGCAGGGGCGCAGGCGTAGCCACGGCGGGCGGGGGACTTTGGGAAGGGTAGGGGGCAGCTTTTCCGAGGGCGGGTGGGGCGCGCGACAGTCAGCCTCTGACAAGTTTTGGAAAATCCGACATTATAGCTTCCCGATTTATATTTTCCCGAAAATCCTCTATAAGGCGTCCCGACAGCTACCAGACAGCTGTTCCGACAAGCTTTCCGAGGCCATTCCGATAGCTATCCGAAAAGCATTCCATCAATAGACATCCGAAAGCTTTCCTCCTACCTTTCCTGAAGGCTCTTCCTTACTTCCTTTTAAGAATAGATTCCACAAACAGAGAGGGCGCCGCTTGTCGGCAGCCCTAGAGGCTTCGCCTCTTTCTAGTGGAGTATTCACACAAGCGTTTATTAAGTTGTAGGATGGATTAGGAACCCTTTATTAAGAGGTAACCAAACCGTTAGCTAAACGAATTTTTCTCAACATCCCTTTAATACGTTCTAACATAGCTTTTAACACACCTTTCCTTTAGTTTCTTCTATTATAGCACAAAAAAAGACGCCTGTCAAGGCGCCTCGTACAATATTTACTTTTATGGAGTATCCTTAAATCCTTCGTAAATGTCTTTTAGCTGGTCATACAAGGCATAACGAATAACTAAATAATAGTCCACTCAGCCTTTTTACTAAGGCCTAATGTAATGATTACAAAGCGCTCTAAACGCATGGAGAACACATTTACATGAATGGAGTTCTCAAACCCATTTGTGGTATCTTGTCCATACATTGAATCTGAAAGCTTTTGAAAAGCGTCCACAACTCTTTGATAACCATCACTAGATAAGTTCATTGCCTTATCGATGTGGTTAGCCACAGTGTCTGGGTAAGGCGCTAAGAAGGTTTTTCCATTAAACGTTGCCGAGAATCTTATAGTATCCTTGGTATACTCATGTGTGGAATCATCTTCAGATTCCTTTTTAAGAGCTTCAACGAAGATTTCTGCAAAGCGTTGGATGTCTTCGGTAGACATTCCACAAATTACTTCAGGAGTTAACGGAGTGCTTTCTTCAGAGGCTTTCCTAGCCTCTTCATTAAGGCCTTTTATAACTCCTGTAAGGTACTTAACCTTTTCTTTCTCTACTTCAAGGCTATCCTTTAGGGATAAAATTTCCATTCCACGGCGTGCCGAGACATCTTTCCAGTGGTCTATTTGCTTATGGGCATTCTCTAAGTCTTCAAAAAGGCGTTCGTTCTTTTCCTGAAGCGTCTTAACGTACTTCCTACTAAACATATTCTCAATCCTTTCTTAATACTCACTTAGTATACCATAAAAAAGACGCCCTGTCAAGGCGCCTTGTACAATATTTACTTAGATGGAGTATCCTTAAATCCTTCGTAAATGTCTTTTAACTGGTCGTAGAAGGCATATCGAATAATTAAGTAGATTCCAATAAGTCTTCCAACCACAATAGTGACGCTTAATCCGAAAAGCGCTGTAATAAGCGTGTAGATACCGAATCCTGCTACCACTGAAATAAGTAAAATTAGTAAGGTGTTGCTAAATGCTTTAATATTCATCTTACATTAACTCCTCTTTAGCTTTATCGTATAGTTTGAACAAGGCGTCTACATAATGCTTAACAGCAACTAGTAGCCATACCACTCCTAAGAACTGAAATACAGTAGTTGCTCCGAAAAGCAGTACGAAGAATCCGAAACAGCATGCTAAAATCGCTCCAAAAAACACTCCAATACCTGCTGTTAATGCAATTACTTGTCCCTTAGTTAAATATTCCATCTAAATTTCCTCCTTAATAATGCCTGCCATAATGTATATGGGAGAGCCATACTCAATTGAGTAGAAGCTTAATGTAGCGTAGGCTTTTCCTTTCTCATTAAAGATTTCTTCAAGGCTTTCATACGCTTCACGAAGACTGTTTAAATCTGCTTCTTTAATCCAATAAGTGCTGTTTAACTCATTCAAAAGCTCATCTAAAGTAGTGCATTTATAGTATTTAGAAGTCCCTGCCTTAGTGTATTCGTATTTCTTCTTATAACGCTTTTCAAAAGCTTCGTTGACCTGCTTCAATGATTTAGCCAATTGCTTAGCTAAGACGTCTCTTACGTCAACGTTAATAGTAACTGTTGGATAAGAGCTTTTAGAAGGATTGCAGCCGTTTAATTCCGCCACGGCTTCTTCAAGCTCTTTCCGAAGGTGGCTGTTTTCTTCCTCAAGCTCCCATAAGCGTTCTCCACAAGCTTCTAAAGACTTAGTAGTCTTTTGTAAAAGCTCATCTAGGTCGTTATAAGCATTTTCCACAAGTCGAAGGTCATTAAGCATTGCAACGCTTCCTTCGGAAGATTTCTCAAGCTCTTCTTCAAGACTTTCAATCTGCTCTTCTAGTTGCTTGTGTAAAAGTTCCATCGAAGAGATTTTTAAATCACGTTGTATTAGCTTCTCTTCATAGCTTTCTAGCTGCTCTGCCCAACGCTCTTCATCTTGCCCGTGCTGATAATCCATTGAAGTAAGCTGTTTACTAAGCTCTTCTGCCCGCTCTTTATAACGCTTCTTGAGTAAGTTGGCTTCAGATAGGCCTTCTTCAAGCGCTTTGATACGCCGTTTAAGCTCATTCTTATCGCTAAATAATAACATCTTCTCAATCCTTTCTTAATACTTACTTAGTATAGCATAATTTAGGCGCCGTGTCAACCTATTTATGTTACAGTTGTGTTACAATCTTTACAGTTATGTTAAATATACTCCATTAGGTGAGACAAGCTTAAAAGTTTAATGGGGAAGGGGCAGGGGCGTAAGCCACTGCTACTAACGAGCGTTACTCCAGCGAGTTAGTAAATCACTTGACCTTTCCTAAAAGCTTCCTGAAACGTTCCCTAAGCCTTCTCTAAAGCTTTGAGACGTCTTGGTTACAGGTCGGGGATGGAGTCATGTGTTAATTGCTTTAAGGAAGAGTTTGTATAAAGCCTACTAAACCATATGGAGCCAATCACAGAATGTCCAGAGAGGACTTTGGTAGGCTTTATAGAGACCCTTCAATAAGAATATAGAAAAAGCCTTCAGGAAAACTTCCCGAGGGCTTTCTTTTTACATTTCTAAAGCTGCAATCATTCCATTAACATAGATTAATGCTTCTTCATCACTGTAGTTGTCTTCTATAGCGTCTCTAACGAGTTTTAAAGCAGTTAGAGTATTATCTTCCGTGACTACTTTAAAGTCGCTCTCAGGAGCTTTTAGGGACATTTCAGAAGGTGTCAGGAATCCAGTGGTAAAAGGATTACCTCCAATAGCAATAGGTGTTTCGGCAGCCTCTTCCTTAGCTTCTTTTAGAGCTTCTCTAATCTCATCCTTACATGTTTCAAGTGCGTCATTCCATCCTTTATCCCATTCATCATAAGGATTGTAATCCTTTAGAGTGTCAATTGTATTAAATAAAGCTTCTCCATCAATTAGTTTCATTTAGCTTCCCCCTAAAATTTTATAAAAACTGTGAAATTAACATTGCCAAAACTATTAGCCATGAGATTCCTGTAACGACTTGCCATATCTCAAGCATTTCATAGGAAGGTGCTGGCACGTATCTTATGCGCAATCTTGAAACTTCCCAAGGCTCTGGTGGCTCGTTTATTCCAGACCAGCTGTTAGCAGCTTCCCTAATAGCTTTATTGTAGGCCTCTCTGCGGTCTTCTGCAACGCCTTCCCAGTACCACTTATCACCGTAGGCTTTAAAGGAGACTTTATAGTAGCCTTCCTTAAAGCTTCGGTTATAATTAAATGCCATATTAAGCCTCCTCCTGAACGGCCTTAATGAAGGCTTTCAACTTAGGCGGATGGAATCCACTAATACCAGTGTCGTAATCTCCATCCAATAAGACTACTGGAAAGCTTCTGAAACCAGCTAATCGTAAGCTGTCTAAAGTCTGAGTGTCGTTACGTACGTCCACAAACTCTTCATCAAAGCTTACACCAGCTTCTGTAAGCACTCGTTTAGTCATTTTGCAAGCTGCACATGCGTCTTTAGTATATACTTTAATACGGTTCATTCCCATTCCTCCATGCTTTCAATAATCTCTTCAAGCTCTTCTACACGTTCTGAAAGCGTATCAACTTCTTCAGTAAGCTCTTCTACAGTTTCCTCAGAGCTTTCAAGCTCGTTCTCCAAGTCGTATACTTGCTCTTCTAAGTGCTGAATCTCGCTTTCAAGGTCTTCGATTTCTAAAAAAGCTTCCTCAAGGTCTGCGTCAAGTCCTCGAATATCTTCCGTGTTCTCTTCATACCACTGCTCGTACATACATCTATCATACTCAGAATCCACTAAGGCATCTTGCAGCTTCCTTACAAGACTTTCCAAAGCTGTTTCACGTTGTGTTAATGTAGGCTTGTTTAAAGCCTCTTTTAATTCTTTCTCAAAAGGTAATTTGCTCATATTAAAACTCCTCCGAATGATTTTCTTTAAACTCTTCTACAGGAATTGCAAAAGGTTCGTAATGCTTTCCAACAGCTTTGACTTCATCCAATGTCATAGCTCCTCTGTCACACACGTTTGATGGATAATCACTGTAGAGAATTGTACCTGAAGGGTGTAGGTAAAAGTATTCCCAATCCTTGCGGTCAGATTGCTGGGGTAATATCACAACATACTTAGGCTCTTTTGGAAGCTCTTCAAGAGCTTGTTGTAAAGCTTGGATAAGCTGTTCTGCCTCTGAGCGATTAAGTGTAATCAGGCTACTACCAGTTTCAATAGATATTAATGAAGAACCTACTCCAACTTCAACTGGTGTATATGCTCCTCTATCAATGCTTGCAATATTCATTAAACATTCTCCTCCCATTTCTTATCTTCTTCCTGACAAGCTTCATTAAACAACTCGTAATGCTCAGCCAAGATTCGTAAGCCTTCTAAAAGCTCTTCGGTAGCTTCCTCAGCTTGTTCTACGGAATGCTCTAACTCATAGTTGCTAATGTTGTCAGAACCTAGTTTTAAGATTTCCATAAGCTCCACTACACGTTCAGAGAGCTTCACTAAGTCGCTTTCAGTATACTTTGCGTACTGATTGCTATCAAATTCCATTAGACATTTCCTCCATCTTCTTTAACAGCCTCTACAACCTCTTTAGGCTTACGTAGTGTGCTTAGGTATTCTACAAGCTGCTTTTCATCTTCTTCAGCTTCGTCAGCTACAATGTTTTCGATAAGCTCATGATATTCTTGAACCTTCATGGAAAGCTTCTCAATATCTTCTGCATACTGCTTAGCGATTAATTCATGAGCCTCTTTTGAAAAGCTGTTGTTAAGTTCAAAATCAGCTGCTGCCTTACGGACTGTTCCAAGCTTCTCAAGATACTGCTGGTAACTCTTTACTGAGTACATCTTAATTGCTCTCATCATTATTCCTCCTTATAAGCCTCTCTGAGGCGTTTTAATGTGTTTGGGGATAATTACCCTAGAAGCTATCTAAAAGCTCCCTATGAGCTTCCTGCGGCTTTTAAAGTAGGTTCTCGCACCTGTTTCTCTTCTACACAAATAACTATAACACAGGTTTATTAAAATGTCAAGCGCTTTTCGACATAAATTTTAAAAGTGTGACAAAAAGCTGTATATAAGGTCTAATCTAAGAGGCTCATAGAAGCCTATTATTAATTACTCCAGAAAGGAGGAAGCACTTATGGTAAGAATTGGAAACAGAGAGTTAGCAGAACGTCAAAGAAAGTATTTAACAACTTCCAAGGAGCCTGACGAATACGAGGGAGTTGACTTAACTACATTAAAACCTAAAATGAAACGCTTTGCGAGACATTATATGCAGACTATGAACATCGCTGAAAGCTGCCGTTCTGTAGGATATAATGAAAGCTCTGGTTATCGTGTGTTAAAACGCCCTGATGTCAAGGCTTATCTGCAATGGTTAGTTTCAGAAAATGCTGACGCAGCTATTATGAGCCCTACACAAGTGCTAGAGGAATTAACTAACATTGCTTTACGGAATAGCTCTGATTACACGGTTACTGTAAAAGGAGACGTAGTAGAGAAACCTATTGACACAAGCGTTCAATTAAGCGCATTAAATAGCTTGGCTAAATTCCATGAACTAATGGCTCCTGACGTTAGAGTAGAACAATCTCTAAACATCGTTGTGGATATTACTGACGACGTTCCAAAAGAAGCTGAAGAGGTTGAAGAACAAGAAGACTATATTGACGGAGATTTTACCGAGGTTGAGGAAGAAGACAATGACGTAAGTTATGACTTCCTTTCTGGGTATTAGGAAGGGGATTATAATGCCAGTTGATGAACGTAACTTAGAGGTTATCGTCAACGACTTAATCAAAGACGTTAACACTCACGCCAACCAGATAGCTGCTATTCAAACAGACTTAGCTAGAATGACTTCAGACATGACAAGTGTTCGTGACTTATTGATTAAAAACACTGAGCGTTCTGACGTTCTTATCGGCCACATCAAAGGCCAGTCTGACGAGATGTTAAAACTGTTAACTGACGGTGAGCGTAGTCGTAACGAAAGCCGTGCATTCACTCAGAAACAAGTCTGGGGTATCGCTGCTGCTATTGTTGCTGGGCTAGGCTCAATCATCACTACCATTTTAACGGCTGTACTAAGCTAATTGAAAGGAGGTGTATAAATGGAATTAGTAATTTCTATCGCAATTGTATTAGGAGGCGTTACCACAGCTTTGGTTAACCTTGTTAAATCCATGGAAGTGGTTGCTCCTAAGTATTTACCATTAGTTGCTTTAGGCATTGGGATGGTCTTCGGACTAGTTATGTCACCGTTGCTTGGAGTAACCTTATACGTAGGTGCTATTAGTGGATTGGTCGCAGGGCTTTCCGCAATGGGATTCTACGAGTTGTCAAAAACTCCATCAGAATAACCTTCGACAGGCCTTGAGGGAGTTTCCTTGAGGCCTTTACATAATATTAAGGAGGACACAAAATGTCAGAACCAATAAAGCTTACCGTAACTAAACGAACCTTTAACGAAGCTTACTTACCATACATGTATAATCAGCCTGAAGGACAGCACCGTACAATGGTCTTCTATGGAGGCGCTGGTTCAGGTAAGTCTAAGTTCGTTGTTCAGAACGCTATCTTAAAAGGCTTGTCAGAACGCCGTAAGTTCCTAGTCTTGCGTAAGGTAGACAACACTATTCGTGACTCCATCTTCCAAGAGTTTCTAGTCTGCTTAGAGGAATGGAATCTCCTAGACTTCTGTGAGGTCAAGGCTTCTTATATGACTATTAAGCTGCCTAACAAAACAGAGTACATCTTCAAAGGTTTAGAAGACCCTGAGCGAATCAAGTCCATCCAAGGTCTTACGGACATCATAATGGAGGAAGCCACAGAGTTTACACGAGAGGACTATGACCAACTTCAAACACGTCTCCGCCATCCTACAGCAAGACATCAACAAGTGTTTGTAATGTATAACCCTGCCTCTAAGGACAACTGGGTTTACCAATACTTCCATAACCCTGCTACTAAGCGGCCTAAAGGCTCTAAGGTAGTATGTACTACTTACAAGGATAACCGATTCCTTCCTAAAGCTTACCTTGACCATCTACAAGACTTGAAGAACACTAACCCAGTCTATTACGAAATCTATGCACTAGGTAAGTTCGCCAGCCTTGGTAAACGTATTTATACAAACTGGAAGATAGACTCTGAGTTCAAGCCTAACCAACTAGTTAAGCAAGGCTATGAGCCACGCTTTGGACTAGACTTTGGATTCTCTAATGACCCTACTGTAATCCTATCAACACTAGTATCAGAGGCCGATAGAGTAATCTATGTGTTCGACGAGTTTGTTAAAACTGGCATGATAGCTCCTGAGATATTCGATGTTATTAAGCGTAAGAAGCTTACTCACCAGCTTATCTATGCTGACTCTGCTAACCTTGAAACCATCGAGCAGATTAAACGCCTAGGCGCACGTAAGATTAAGCCTGTTAAGAAAGGCCGTAACACAGTCCTTCATGGAATCCAGTATCTACAAGGATATACTATCTACGTTCATCCGCGCTGTCAGAACACTATCAAAGAGCTTGAGAACTACGAATGGAAACCTTCTAAAGGCTCGGACGATTACGAGAACGTTCCTAAGCAAAATGGATTCGACCACTGTATGGACGCCTTGAGATATGCAGTTAACGACCTCATTCCACGTAACAAGATTAGAACAATCAACAAGTCGGTGCTAGGGCTTTAAGACGCCTTAGTACCCTCTTGGGTACAATTATCAGCTAAAACTAAGGAGGATTCAATATGGCAATCCCTAACGGACAAATTAATGCTGGCGACATTATTACTACTAACATCCGCCGTAAACACTTCATTAGACGAAACTACGATATTCGAGAGCTTATCACACTAGCTGAAATGCACTCTCGCTCTTCTAGCGCTTATGGAGTTTTATATGACTATTATAAAGGCAATCACATTGCTATCCAATCACGTACATTTGACGACACTAATAAACCTAACTCAAAAATCGTTCATAACTTCCCTAAACTATTAGTAGACACTTCCACTGCTTACTTAGCAGGTGAGCCTATCACAGAATCTGGCGACGAGAAGACTATCAAAGCAATGCAGCCAGTCTTTAAAGAGAACTATGTTACAGACGTTAACTCAGAGGAAGTCAAGCTTTCAGGAATCTTTGGGCACTGCTTTGAAATCCATTGGATTGACCGTAACAAGAAACATCGCTTTAAAGCTGTGTCACCAATGAACTGTCTAATCGCCTATTCAGCAGACTTGGATGAAGAGCCTATTGCAGCTATCTATTACAACACTGTAATTAGTGACATCACAGGCCATCAAATCAGAACTTATGAAATCTACACAGAAGACCTAATCTATAAATTCTCGACAGACGATGAGAGAGAAGTATACAAGGAGATTCCAGAAGAGCTTGAGATTAAGGATTATGAAGTACATCCTAACTTGCTTCAGAAATTCCCTGTACTAGAAATCATTGCTAACGAAGAACGACTAGGTGACTTCGAGGCTCAACTATCTTTAATCGACGCTTACAACCTAGCTGTATCAGACAGCGTTAACGACATCGCTTATTGGAATGACGCTTACCTATGGTTACAAGGCTTTGACCTAAGCGCTGATAGTAACTCTATCAGTAACATGAAGAATGACCGTGTAATTGTAACGGATGAAGCTGGTATGGTTAAATTCATTACTAAGGATGTTAACGACAAGCATATTGAAAACATTAAGAACCGTGCTAAGCTGGACATCTTTAGCCTATCACAAACACCTGACTTGGTTTCTAAAGACTTCACAGCAGCTTCAGGACAAGCTTTGAAAGCAGCTACCCAACCACTAGAGAACAAGTCAGCTGTTAAGGAATCTAAGTTCCGTAAAGTCTTAGCTAAGCGTTATGATTTGGTATGTAGTTACCTTGAGTTTATGAACAAAGCTAAAGACTTGAAGCCTAATGAAGTCTCTCCAGTATTCGTTCGTAACTTACCTCAATCATATGCTGAGTTAGCAGACATGGCTGTTAAGCTTCGTGACATGCTTCCTGACGAAACTATCATTAATCAATTCCCATGGATTACTGACGCTCGCCAAGAGGTTGAGAAAGCAGACGCACAACGTCAGAAACGAGCTGACATCGCCTTGCAGAACTTCAAACAGACTAGCGCTGTTCAAGGAGCTTCTACAGCAGCAGCGAACAAGTTGGATAAGAATCCAGCTAACACCTCTACCATCACAACTACTGACCCAGTGGCTGCGAAGGAACAGGAAAAGGCAATCCAAAAGAAACCTAAAACCGACTAGGAGGAATAAACATGGCACGCAAGAAGGATAAGAAGAAACGTCAAGAAGAGATTGAAGACGCCTTAGTAGCATTCATGACTTCTCAGAATCACAAGTACCATCGCTTTACTGACAGCTTCACTGTCCTTCTTGATGGCTTTGTTAATGAGCTTATAGTAAACCTAGCCGACCCTAAGATGGATACCTTTGCAATCCTTCAGGTAAAGCAGTATGAAGCTATTAGAAAGCTTCAAGCTACATTGATAGACTATCAAGAGGAGTTCAGAGAAATGCTCTTAGAGAGCATGTCAGACACCTTAGAAGAGACCATGAGACAGCTTCTTCCCAATAAGGCTATACCTTCAGCGACAGATAACAGCTATCTCGAACAGACTATTGCAGAGGCTTACGATTACTTTGAAGAACTCTTCTTGCAATTATTACTAGAGATAGAATCAATCGCTGTTGGAACAGTTCCATCTACAGAGGACATCGTAACCACTATCCAAAAGCTTCGGGATAGATTGTCCTATACACTCCGCCGCCATATTGAAGCACAAATGGCAGCCATTATAAACCTCGCTGTAATCGAAGCTTCTAAACAGCATAAGATTGAAGTTTGGAAATGGTGCATTCGTCCCGAGCTTACCGAAAGTGGTACTTGCGCAGATTGCCTAGAACTGTCTGAGGGAGGTATTGGTAATGAGGGTCTATATACCCTATCCACCATGCCTTTGCTACCGAGACATCCACACTGTGTTTGCATACTTATTCCATACGTCTTATAGAGCGGTAATGTTAAAGGGCGCTCAAGAGGAAAAGAACTTTACACAAACTAATCTAAACGCACGCACAGGGCTTAATTGAACTGTGGAGGGCAGAAGGAGAATCTTATATTATGAATCCAGAAGAACAAGGTCAAGGACAACAAGTTGAATTATCACCAGAGGTTATCGTTGGAGCTATCGAAGCTAATCCAGAATTAGCACAAGCTATCCAGCCCCACGTCTTAACAAAAGACGCAGTATCTAGTTTCTTAAAAACAGACGAAGGTCTTGGCGTAGTAGCACCTATGATTGACCAAAGCGTTTCTAAAGGTATTAACGCTTGGAAAGAAAAGAACTTAGAGAACATCGTTCAAGAACGGTTAGCTGAGTTAAATCCTGCTGAAACACCTGAGCAAAAGCAATTAAAACAAATGCAAGCTCAAATGGCAGCTATTCAAAAAGATAAGCAAATGCTTGAAATGCGCGGTGTGGCTCAAGAAGCTTTAGCAAAAGCTGGTCTGCCTGCCTCATTAGCTGGGTATGTTTTATCAGACAATCCCGAAGCCGTTAAGCACAAAGTTTCAGAGTTAGACATTGAGATTCAAAACATCGTTTCAGGAATCGTAGACCAAAAGGTTGCAGGAATCGCAGCTAAAGCAGCACCCGCAAACACTGATGACATGTCTGGCTTAGGTGGTTCTAAAAACGTAGAACGATTAACGGATTTAACTGTTGAGGAAGCGACAGAGCTAGCTCGAACTAACCCTGCCAAATATCGCCAGTTGGTTCAACGTGGATAACAACAGATAATCATATAAACTATAAACATATAGAGGAGACTATTAAATATGGCACATGAAGTAACTAAAATTGCAGACTTAATTAACCCCGAGGTAATTGGTGCGTTCTTACATCAAAAAATGTTAGACAACTTAGTGTTAGCACCTTTCGCTGAAATCGACCGTACATTACAAGGCCGTCCAGGTGATACTTTAACATTACCTCAATGGAACTTCATCGGTTTAGCCGAAGACTTAGCAGAAGGCCAAGAATTGCAATCAGTTAAGTTAACTGCTGAAGACCGTAAAGCAACTGTTAAAAAGGTTGCTAAATCAGTTACGTTAACTGACGAAGCTGTGTTAAACGCTTATGTACGTCCAGTCGATGAAACTGTTCGTCAATTAGCTATGGCAATCGCAGGTAAAATTGATAACGACTTGTTCGCTGCTATGCGTGCATTAACTCCATCAGACGTTGAGATGACAGACAGCTACGAATGGGTAATCGACGCTCAAGTTGCTTTTGGTGAAGAGTTTGATGAAGAAACTTACTTATTCATCTCTCCAAAACGCCGTGCTTCAATCTTGAAATCTAAAGACTTTATTCACATCCAACAAGGTGTGTCAGTTATCAAAGGCCACTTAGGTGAAATCTACGGAATGAATATCGTAGTTTCTAACAAAGTTGGTGATAGCGAAGCGTTCGTATTGAAACGTGGAGCATTAACATTGTTAATGAAACGTGATTACATGGTTGAGGAAGTTCGTGAAGGTATGAAACGTCAAACTAACATCACAGCTGACCAACACTACGTAGCATTTGTTAAAGACGCTAAACGTGCAATCTTCATCAACAAGGTAGCTGCGGGAAAGTAACAGCCCCCAAGAATCTTCAAGCCAGCGGGGTTACTGAGGACTCGGTTACTCTGACTTGGGAAGACGGAGGGGCAAGCCTCTAGTAAGCTAAACGAGAGGTTGCGGAAATGTTCCGTAGCCTCTTTTACTTTATCACACAACAGGAGGAAAAGCAATGGCAAAGACTTATAATATTTACCAAGATGGAGTAAAGGTTCATGAAGGCGTAGCAGAGCTTACGAAAACCATTACAGGACTTACTCCAGACACTTCATACAAGTTTGAGGTGACAGCTGTTGAGGAAGGCGTTGAGAGTGCTAAGTCAACTGCCGTTACAGCTAAGACTAATCCACGTTTAGTAGCTACAGTAACAGCTTCTCAAAAGACTATGTCACTAGCTTCTGACGGAAGCAAAGCACTAACCTTCACAGTGGCACCTGACGACGCTACTAACAAGGAGTTAACAATCACTAACAGCAACCCTGAGTTTGCTACTTATGCAGACGGTACAGTAACAGCCGTAGCAGAAGGTACTACAACTATCACAGCGACAGCTAAAGATGGCTCTGGAGCAACCGCTAACTGTGTTGTAACTGTTCAAGCACCAGCATAATAAATACTATCCCAAGGAGGCTGAGGCGAATCGCCTTGGTCTTCTTTTAAGGAGGAAGCTAAATGGAACTAATTGAGAACACAGAGTTGTTCAAGTCGTTTGAAGACGTTACCCTACCGCCTGAAACAGAAGCCATTGACATCACCGACTTAAAGCTTATGCTAGGCTATGGTAACAGCACTATCCGAGACAACGTTCTAAAGGTTTTGAAGAAGCGTGCTAGACAGCATATCTGCTTGTTCATTAAAAAGGAAGTTAACGACTTCCCGATGGAGTTGGATTACATTGCCGATGAGCTTACAGCAAGCCGTATGTCACAGCTTAACTCTGAAGGACTTAAAACAGAGTCTACGGACATCACTCGTTACGACTACAAGGACGACATCTATGCAAACTGGTATATCATTTTGAACCGCTGGCTAAAACAGCAAGGAGAGTACCGTAACAAAGCATTCTTCATGTTATAAGAAAGGAGCTTACAAATGCGTTACAACGACATTGTGGATTTAATCCAATACAATACTTGGGAAGACCCTGACGACGACTACGGAACAATCTCTTATAAAGAGCGTGGAACAGTTGTTGTTAAAGACCTTCCAGTAAGCGTAGGCTCCCTAAGAGTTCAAGGAAAGCTGTTACAGAACCAAGACCAACAGTGGGAGAAACGCTACTTGATACAGCATAAGATATTCGAGTTGAAGAACCTTCGGGTAGACGCTGTCAGACGACACTCCACAGGTGAGATTCTAAATGTCTACTGGGACAACACTACTGGAACCGACCAGACAATCTCTTATAAAGTTGAGTACAGAGATATTCGGAGAGAAGAGGAGAGTGGAGTCGTATGGCAGGGTTCTTAGAGATTACCAAAAAGGTTGATTTCTCAGCCATCGAGAAAGACTTCGTTAATGAGGTTAAGGATGTTGTCACTAAGAACTCAAGTCAAATGGCCACTGCGGTAAGATTCAACATCGTTCGTAGAGGAAACATTGACACAGGTACTTACTATGATGGAATCAACTCTAAGACGGAGGTAGAAGGAAAGGGTAAAAGCGTTACAGGGATTGTAGAGTCAGACGTTTCAGGAAACCCTTACGGACACAGAGGTTACGCTGTTTTCCTAGAGACTGGAACGGCTAGACACATGGCTTTCCCAAACTTTACAGACGCTTTAGAAGAGTATTCAGACATTCTTGTTGAACAGCTCCGTAGAATTAACGTTTAGGAGGAATTACAAATGAGCAAGAGACCACCTTTCAGAGCAAGGAGTTCTTCCGTAGCTTTACAAAGAGCAATCGTTAAGGAAATCAGAGCGCAGGGTATTAATATCTGGGACGGAGTTAATAATAAACCGGAGTATCCATTCATTAAGATTGGAGAGGAGCTGACTTCTGGTAGAACGATTTCTAAAGACGCTATCGGTAAAATGCACAACCTTACTCTTCATATCTGGAGCGATTACGATAGCTCCTTTGAGGTAAAGAACCTAACTGACTTCCTTGTAGACTTATTAATAAACTCACCACTTCAACTAGAAGAGGGTTTCTGTATAGGTAAGAAGGAGTTAGACCACGTTCGTTATACGGAGGCTGCCAACGGCACTTACAAAAACGAGCGAGCATATCTATTCTTAGACTTCGAGGTAATCGATTCTACAATAGACCCCTATTAAATATTAAAGGAGACTTTTAAATGGAAGCATGTAAATCTAGCTACATTCGTGGTACGGCAGTATTAATTGAGGTACAGAACGACCTTGGCGAATGGATTAAAGTAGCAGCACAACGAGGCGGTACATTAAACCGTACAGCAGCAACATTAGACGTATCTAACAAAGAAGGTTTCGGATGGGACGACGCCGAAGCTGGTAACAAGTCTTGGTCAATCGACTGTGACGGATTGTTCGTAGAGGACAACGAAGGTTTCCAAGCATTGAACGCAGCTTGGGTTAACGGTGACTGTGTACGTGTTCGTGTTAAATTCCCTAGCGGATTAACCTACGTAGGACAAGCAATCTTAACTGACTTCCCTTACGAGTTCGGTTACGAAGACGCTGTGACTTACTCATTAACATTCCAAGGTAAAGGCGCTTTAGAAGAGCAACAAGTAGCTCCTACTATCCTACCTAAGAAAATTGAGTTTAACATGGTTACTAAGGAAGTTAAAGTTGGAGAAACTCTTCAAGCAGTTGTTAAATTCACTCCTGAAAACGTATCTGACAAATCTGTGACTTACACAGCATTGACTCCAGCGTTAGCTACGATTGACGAAGCAGGATTAATCACTGGTGTTAAAGAAGGAACAGCTTCATTCAACGTTCGTTCAAACGTTAACACTGCCATTTCAGCACTAGTTGATATTGAGGTAAAGCCCGCAGGGGAGTAGAAGCCCCGACCGAGCTTTCGGCAAGTGACACTAGCGAAGACTCTGTTACACTAACTTGGAAATAGGACAACCACAAAGGGGCTTTGGGATAGATTCCCTGAGCCTCTTTTTACATAACCAATATTAAAGGAGATTACAACATGATTATAAGATTCCAAGGCAAAGACCTTAACCTACGCTTAACATATAAATCAATCCACTTTCTGGAGTTAGCTTTTGACCAAGACTACGCTTCTTTCATTGCTGAGCAAACGCCTTTCAACCAGTCGCTATACATCTTCTGGGCTATGCTTCAGAACGAGGCTGATTACGAAGGTGTGTCGGTACTCGATGTGGCAGAGCTTCTTCAAGACTCTCTGGACAGCTATGAGTTCACCTTAGAGGAATACTTCGACAAGGTTAACAGCTCGTATGCTTCAAGTATCCTTGTTAAACAACTATTCAAAAACAACACAAGCTCATTGCCCAGAGGAGGCGGAAGACGAGGACGAGCTTCCGAAGCTAGACGTAAGATACTTTATGGTATTGTGTACAGACTTAGGAATACCTTCCAGCGACTTTTGGACAAGTACACCATATGAGTTTAATGGAATGTTACGAGGAGCTTACCAAAGACAGTCACGAGAAGCTTCACTATTCCTTTCTCTAGTGCAGTCTAAGAAGCCTGTTAAATTAGAGAAGTACCAAGGCTTTGAACTAGTTAATGAAACCAACAAGCCTAAGACTACTAGAGACTTGATGGAAACGATGGATGAACTTGATAGAGCGGCCTTTAAAGAGGAAGAGCTATCTAACCTGTTCGACTACTTTGATTAGGAGGAAATTTAAATGGCAGATAAGGAAATGCGAATTAAGGTTAGGGTAGACAACTCTGACTATACAAGTAAGATGAAAGATATGGAAGGCACTCAGACACGCTTAGGGAAAAGCACTGAGCAGACTACAGGAATCTTCGGTAAGTTCTTCAACAAGCTATCTGGTGGAGCAGGCTTAGCCAACAGCTCTATGTTAGGTCTTGGTAGAAGCTTCCTATCAACAAGTGTTGGGTTCGGTACCCTAACGGCCGCTGCTACTCCTATGGCAGCTGCTGTAATGGGCGCTGCTGAAGCTACTAAAGTTGCAGGACGCTTTGCGATGGATTCCATCAAGGACTATGCTAACTTTGAAGGAACCCTTAAACAAGTACAGATTATTGCAGGCGGTACACAAGCCGACATGGACATGCTTGGTGACACGGCTATCGAAATCGGTGGTAAGACTTCCAAAGGTGCTCAAGAGGTTGCCGAAGCCATGGTGGACTTTGCTAAGCTAGGTTTTACAGCTAAGGAAACTTCAGAGGCTATGAAAGGTATCGTATACGCTGCCGAAGCTTCTGGTTCAGGCGTGCAAGAGACTGCTGGAATCGTAGCAACAGCGCTTAACGTATGGAATATGGAAGCCTCTAAGGCAGAACACGTTGCCGACGTTTTAGCTAAGACTGCTAACGAAACGGCCGCTGACATGCAGGACATGGGATACGTTCTACAATATGCCGGTTCATCAGCTTCCCTAGCAGGAGCTTCTCTGGAAGACCTTTCAGCTATGGCAGGTATCATGGCCGACAACGGTATCAAAGGTTCTAAAGCAGGTACCTCTTTACGTACAGCATTCACAAACCTTATCAATCCAACAGACGGTGCGGCCGCAGCTATGGAAAGCTTAGGGGTACAGTTTAAAGACGCTGAAGGTAAGGCACGTCCTACGATGGATGTTATCTACGATTTACAAGACGCTGTTAAAGGCATGGATGATATACAAATCCAAGAGCTTTCAACAATCCTATTCGGGAAGCCCGGGGCTGCTGGTATGTCGTTTGTACTTAAATCCACTAAGGAGCAAGTACAAGACTTATCAAAAGCTTTGGTAGACTCTACTGGTACAGCTGCTAAACAAGCTGCCGAAATGCGTCAGACAATGGCTGGACAGTTAGACCAACTTGGAGACTCTGTGGACGCTATTAAATTAAAAATTGGTAGAGCGTTTACCGACATGTTTGCACTAGACGCTGTTAAAGGATTCAACAAGGCTCTCGATGGAGTTGACGAAGGCCTATCTAACTTTGGTAAAGGCTTCAAGCGTACAAGTGACTTGCTGGAAACATCTAATGGATTAATCTCAGGTACAAAGGACGCCAACAAGTTTGTAGAAGCTGTTCGAGACGCAGGTACTAACCTTACAAACATTCCTTTCCAAGAGTCTTTAGCACAGTCTCAAGTATGGGGGATAGGCATTTCTAAACGTGCTTACGAAACCAATGAGGTTATGTATCAGCTTAACAAAAGCATTCAAGAGTTCAGCTTCCTACCAGATGACTGGGAAGGCAAGTGGGGACAGGCTTCAACAATCCTTAAAGATTCTGTAGGTCAAATGGAGTTGAAACTTGCTTCAGCAGCGGCTAAAGGTAAGCATGGTGGAGAAGCCGATATTTCAGGTATTATGAACCAGACTATCCAAGAGAATCTACCTGCCTTGCAAGAAGCTTTAAATGAGCAAGTAGCAGTTTTCGGAACAGCCAACCAAAGCCGTTTAGACGCCTTGCAGACATTCTTCACTAATGAGAAGACTTTAACAGATGAACAGAAATCCATTATGATGCAAGGGGAACTAACTCACGGCCAACAGCTTTCAGATACCATCCAATCTAATAACAACAAGATTTTAGAATTGTACCAAAGCATGGGGCAGCAGGATTATGCACAACGTCAAGAGACTGGTGACGCTATAAATGCCTTACAGCAACAGAACTCTGAAATCCTGCAAAACATCGCTACAACTGAGTCGAGTGGTATTGTTGAAACACTTAGAGCGCAGGCTAGTAGCACTGGAACAATTACTCAACAAATGGCCAATGATTCTATCACAGCCGCTAATCAGCAATATTCTGAAACTGTAGCAGCAGCCTCTAAACAGTATGTTGAAACTGTTAGTTCAATTAACCATATGTCGGATGAATCTATAGCTGCCGCTGGAACAACTAGGGACGAGCTTATCGAAAAGGCACGTCAACAGATGGTTGGTACAGTAGACCATGCTAAGACTCAGAAAGAGCAGACGGTAGGAGAAATCCAAAAGATTGCCGACAAGTCTGAAGAAGTTGATGGGACACACATTCAAATCAACGCTGACGCAGATACTTCTAGCGCAATGGAAGAGCTTGGCCAATTAGCTGCTAAAATTAACGACGTGTTCAGAGCCTTTGGAGAAACTGCTGGTAAGATTCAAGGCGGTATTGATGGCTTTGAGAGCAAGCTTAAACAAGCGGATAAATGGATTGCAGGAAAGGTTGGCGGAATCTTCAAGGCTCGTGGAGGACTTACTTCAGGCGTTGGTTACGGAATTGGTGGAGGCAATGCACAATACTCTCCAATGGCTACCGCAGTAGGTGTCGGAACACAGTTAGGACAGGGCGGTATCAATCAGGGCGTAATCCATAACGAGCGAGGAAGAGAAGTTACAATGCCTATCCAAAACGCTACTTACATGAGACCTTTCGCAGCAGCTGTGGCCAATGAGCTTCAAGCAATGGGCGGAGGCCTTGGTGGCGGAGGCGTTCAAGAAGTTATCGTTCCATTGTACATTAACGATAGAGAATTTGCAAGAGCTACTAACAAAGCTATGACAGAGGAGCAGCAACGTGTCAAACGTATCGCTAACCGAGCTGTCGGCAAAAAGTAAAGGAGACGTTTAAATGACATGTTCTAATAAACCTAATTACACTCCGTTTAAATTACAAGGTCTAGCCCCTACTAAACAGTGGGGCTTAGGCCGTTCTGCTAGTTATGAACGGTTTAACCCAAATGAGTTTCACGCCTTGGAGGACGAGGTTAAAATTACTTTCCCAGTGGACTTTAGAGGAAAGGTTAAAGGAAACTCTAACTCAAACCCTTCACGAGGTTTTAGCCACGCCAGTCAAATCTACCGTGAAAATGTTTTAAGAGGAAGTCAATTCCTTTCTAAGCCTTCATTACTATTTAATGGAGCAGTATATAACGAGAAGACACTTTACAATGGAGCTATGGTAGCCTCTACTCAAGAAGTTAACCAAGGCCTAATGTTCTATTGGGAAGACTTTATCAACCCTGACCCAAGAATTAAAGAAGGCGATATGGTAACTTTCTCAGTGGATGTCCGAAGCACTGGTGAAGATATTCCAACAGGAGCGGTGGCCTTCAAAGGAACTTCTAACTTTGAGGATTACTATAAAGTCCTTGAACAACCTATTACAAAAGAGTTTACAAGAATATCATTCACTACTCGTTTCTTATCAAAGGACTGGGAATGGGATGAAGCCTTCGGGATGTTCTGGGGAGTTGAGAATGCTCCTATTACAGACTACCCAATGTTCCAATATGACAAGGATAAGTTAGTTGGATTTATTCAGGCTCAAGAAAGTGTTCAACTAGAGTTCTCACGTCCTATGATATCAACTATCGGAAAGACTGCTTACATTGAGTCTGGAGACGACATGTTCTCTAATAACAAATGGGACTGGTCTAAAGCTGTATCTAAAGGTCGTTTAAATGAATACGACGGTAAGTATAACACAAACGGAATCAAACAAGACTGGGCAATGCCTGAGTTCATTCCTATTTTCAAAGGCTCTGAGAGAATCCATTTCTACAAAAAGACTACCTTAACAGAAACAACTGACGCTGGACATGGCTATGGTAAAATCCTATTCTACAGCGCTGCTAACGAAGATTCTTACATGAACGTATATAAGAAGTTCCCTCACGAGGCTGGTGTATATGGTGGATACGCAGCTGAAGTAGAAGTGCCTATCGGAGCTACTCACTACCGTGTTCATATAACTTCTGAAAGAGGAAAGGCTACTACAGAAGCCTATGTACAATCTTCTGCTAACGACTGGTCAGAGTTTAGCCAAGAGTGGTACGACGGACTGTCAGGAAAGCTTGATGGAAAGACTGCCAGAGCTGAGACATTCTACCGTAAAGAAATGGTTGAGATGGAGTTTGAGCTACACTTTGCCGAAGCTGTTCAGAAAGCTTTACCAAACATCTTCAAAGGACTTACTACTGATGCTGAGAAGCAACAAAGACTTCGTGACATTGCTTATCAATTCGATTCAACAATGATTGCACGAGGCCGCGGCCAAGGCAATAACTTAGCTGATTGGATTTTCTATAGATGGGCTCCTGACGGCTCTATTGAAGAGCAGACAATGAAGCAGTTTAGAGGCGAGGGTTTAACTTCAGTTACCCATCCGTCAAGTTATCAAGAATGGATTAATCCACAAGGTAGGATTGTAACGTCTCTACGCTCTAACCGAATCATTCCTAACTCAATGTATATGGGAACTGATACGTTAAGTGGTAAGTACGACCCTAAATTAACAACGCTTCAGTTAGAAGTTAATGGGGAGCTTGTTGATAAGAAGGCTACCTTAGATAAGACCTCAGAGGTATTTACATTTACAGGTCTTAAAGGATTCTTAAAGCCTGAAGATAAGGTAAGAATTGCTGGATGGAATAATCGTAACAACCAGTGGTCAATCACTTACTCTAATGTTCTTATGGGAAACACTCCAGAAAACGTTGCGGAGTTTAACGAACGAGCTTTTGTAGAAGCTGATTACCTAGTTACAAACATGTCTGTTATCGTAACTCAATCACAAATGGATGAATGGGGATTTAACCCTAATTTACCAGACTACCGAATTGAGTCGCTAGAGCGGCCAGCAAGTCGTACTGAAGAGTACATGATTAACTCAATGGTACAAGTAACACATGCTTATGACATCTACGGATTTGTTGAAAGCAATTACCCAGAGTTTTTCGGAGACTGCTATACCTTTGACGATAGAATAAGAAAGATTAATGAGCGAATTAAACAGTTTAACATTGTCGCTACTACTTATTCAGAAGAGCCTTGGGAAGATGGTAACCCGACAATCTTTATCAGCGCTGAGGCTAGAAACCCTGACAGAGACTATGATGTTAAAGCTGAGATTAACCAAACAGTTGAGCTTCAAATTAACAATTCTAAGGGACACTTTATCCATCCTAACGGTTATATATACGTGGGATTCGCTCGTATGCCAAGAAGCGACCGTGAGACAGGAATCTCTGTAGAAGCTGAATTAAGCTTTGACTTCACGATGGACAGACAGTACGACAGCCTTCCAAGAGTCTTCCGATACAACTATCAGAAGCAGCCTTGGTTCTTGTTTGTAAGAAACATTAACAGAAGCGTTCTTGCACCTAAAGTAAACACTCTAACTCCTATTAACGGAGGCACTAGACGTTATAACTTTGGAGCTTCAGAAGACGCTAGGTATATCTCAATAGACTGCTTTATCAAAGCTCCTGCTGAAGAGGATATGCCTAAGTTGATGGAAGAGCTTGCTGACTTCCTAGACGTTGGGGAAACGGTAATCCAATTCTCTGATAACAAAGACCGTTATTACAAGGTTATGTTAGATGGCTCGACAGACCTTTCTCAAACGCTTCATGTAGGAACGTTGACTCTGACTTTCGTACTGCTTGAGAATACAGCCATCGGTGAAGAGGTTGTAGAAAGCTTTGACATAGACAGCACGACAGGCTCGGTTCCGTTCATTGAGCTTGAAAATATGGGTACGGCAGACGCTTACCCTACCTACCAACTGACCTTTGAAGAGCCTGTAGGATATGTTGACCTAATCGGTACAGACACCTCAGCCAACGTGTCAATCGGAAGACGGCCTAAAGACAATGAAGACGAGGTTAAAGTAGACCTTCGCCCACGTAAATTCTACAGTAAGTTTACCTCTACTGATGGAGCTGGTTGGACGGCCATGAATGACACTCATTTGCCACAGATTGAAGGATACCAAACTAAGCTTCAAGGAACTGTTCAAAGAGTTAATGGAATGGCAAATCAAGACAAGTGGAACTATGGTGACACTAGCCATAGAGGCTGGCATGGAGCTGGTATCATAGCTAACCTTCAAAAGAATCTTGACGACTTCTATATGGAGGCTTCCATAGTAGCTACAGGAAAACCAGTTAAGACTTCTGCCAATGCTATCTTCTTGATATTCTATGATGAGAACAATACCCCATACGCTTACACTAAGGTTGGTACACGGCCTCAAGAAGGTAACTTAGATAGCTACGTAGCTTATGCTGGTGACTGGGATAAACGTAAAGTAGTTAACAACGGAGCCAAGTGGAAAGACTTCTGGGGCAAGGTTTCAGTACAGCGTAGAGACAATCGCTGGAGACTTATCGTAGGCCAGTACAAAGACCGTAGATACAGCCCTTCACCTGAAGCTTCATTTAACTTTGGTCAAAACATGTTGAAAGATACTAGAGACACAGGTTGGTTCGACTTACCTCCAGAAACTTGGGGTAAGAAGTTTGCAAGGGTTGGAATCTTCTTCGGACAGTATTCACATCGACCTAAGCTAGGCCACTTATCAGTACGTAGACTAATTGTGTGGGAAAACCTTGAGGAGTATGGAGAAACTCCTTTAGAAGGAACTCCAATCATGTTCCATGAAGGTGACACAGTTGTAATTGACTCAAGCAAAGCTCAAACATACCTTAACGGAGAGCTTACTCCCTCACTTGTAGACCCTATGACCGACTGGTTCCCAATTACCAAAGGTGATAACTACATTGGAGTAAACAACTTCAAAGGCAAGATTGACATAGTATATAACGAACGATTTAAATAAGGAGGAAAAAGTATGATTACAGTATTAAACGCAAACGGACAAACAGTAGCACACTTTGTCAACAACGTTAGCGAAGGAGTACCATACTTTGAGCCTACTTTGACGGAGAATATAGAGACGTTGGTATCAACGTTCTCTTTCTCTGTTCCTTTAGACTGTGACGAAAGCCAGTATCTAAAAGGCTTGAATAAAGTATTAGTAAAGGATAAGGACGGAGATTTAAGACAGTTTAATATCATTCATACGGAAGAGGTTTTCCAAGAAGTTGACTCACGTATTCTAGTGGAGTGTGAAGACTTCTCAATTAGCGAAATGAATGACACTGTAATCTATCCTTTCAATGGGCACAACTTAGGAGACACATTAACAAAAGCCGTAAAAGGTACTGGATGGAGTGTTGAGTATTCGGCAGACACTTGGCAAGAAGTAGAAGAACCTTTCATACTAGCTGATTACACAAACATGCGAGAAGTGTTTGGAAACATTCAGAAAACGTATGACGTAGACTTTAAGTTTACAGCTGAGAGAACAGCCTTTAACCAGACTAAACGGATTGTCAAAGTCTATAAGAACAGAGGCGTTCAGACAGGCCGTTACTTCACCTATGACAGAGACGTTTTAGGAATCACTCGTGACGTGCGGTATGATACAATCAAAACAGCTATCCTACCTTACTACACAGGTGTTGAAGGTAAAGTATGGACGCTTAAAGGAATGGTTCCAGTTAACCCTATCGAAGGTATTACCAAGGATAAGGAAAGCCCTTTGGTAGTCCATAATCAAGCACATGCAGACTATGATGAGCCATTCTTCTTTAAAGCCATGCCTTTCAAAGCCTCGTCAACAAACCCTGAGCAAGTGTATCGACAAGGTGTGGAAGAGCTTCTGAAATACATTGCTCCAGTCTATACTTACACTGTTAACGTAATCTTACTAAATCGTGTGCAAGGATGGGAAGGAGAAACCCTAGCCCTAGGCGACACAGTATGGATGAAAGAGCGTGTAGGCTCTCGTGAAATTGGGTTGGAAGCACGTGTTATCGAATATGTTTATCACGAAGACGACCCAAGCCTTGATGAAGTAACCTTTACTAACTTCCGTGAAATTGACACTTACGACACCTCTGACATTGCAGGTATCCGAGACGCTTTGAACGACCTTAAAGACCAAGTGGATTCTAATACGGTAATTATAGAAACTACTAAAGAACAGATTAGTAAGCTTGAGGAAGGCCAATCAGGTATTATTGAAGACTTAGGAAACAAGAACTCCATAAGTATTGGAGACACACCTAAGCCAAATCCTATTGACGGCGACACATGGTTCTCAACACGTGTTAACGAAGCTGGTCAAACAATCCATGAGATTAAAGTTTGGGATGGCGTTGAGAAAGTATGGAAGCTTTCGATGGATACTTCTAAAGCCTTCGAGGCAGAGGACACTGCTAAAGCTGCTCAGAAAGACGCTGAGGAATCTCTCGTCAAGGCTAACCAAGCTGTGGAAGACGCAGACACTGCTAAGACAGCTGCTCAAGAAGCTTTGGACAGATACAACAACCTTATGATTAGTGGCCGTAACATTGTAAGAAACTCTCAAAAGATTACATTGCCTGATAGAGCTCCTAACACTACCTCTCGGCATAAAAATATTCCATTAGCTATTGAAACTAAACTTTCTACCAATTATAAGTTAGGTTTTAAATATAAGCTTACTTCAGGAACTCTTCCTAGAGGGATTACAGTTGGAGTGCGTAACGCTTCTAACAATGCTTGGGCGTCTAATTTAGTAACTGTTCAAACTGAAGGTAAGGAAGAGGGAGTAGCCTACGCAAACTTCACTACTACAGGAGTTGTCGGAAACGCGCTTTTAATCTATCAAGGAGTCGTAGGAGAAGTTAAGAACGGCGATAACTTTGACTTTTCAGAGGTATACCTTGTAGAAGGCGATAAGATAGGAGACTGGCAACCAGCTCCCGAAGACGCTATTGCAAGCATTACAAACATCAATGGTGAAATAACTTCCCTAGTAACTAAGACCGATGGATTGGAAACAAACTATAGCCAAATCTCACAGACGGTTGATGAAATCCAATTGACAGTTGGGGACAAAGCTGATAAGAGTCAAATCACACAGCTTCAAGACCAGATTAACTTACGAGTTGAGAAAGATGATGTAATCAATCAGATTAACGTTTCCACTGAAGGTATTATCATTGACGGTGCAAAGGTTCAGATTACAGGTAAAACTTACATCGAGGACGCTGTTATCACAGACGCCATGATTAATGACTTATCAGCAACTAAACTAACAGCAGGTGTTATAGACGCTTCTAAAATCAACGTAACAAACCTTGACGCAAGCAATCTAAAAGCTGGTACCATTCAAGGTATTGATATTGTCGGTTCTAAGATTACTAATCCATTTGAAATAGGTTCTGAAGGTTACACGCTGACAGGCCAAACTGTTATGGAAAGAGCGCAGGTTAAGGTTGATTATACTGTTAATGAAACAGGGCAGTATGGATGGTCTTCATTACATGCTAGAGGTGTTCACTCTCAGTTAATGAATCAGGACGGTACAATTAACTCGTTCTCTGCGTTAGCTTCTAACGGACTATCTATTCAGGATTCACAAGGACATGCTGGATTCCTTTCTGCTGAGTTACTTATGCAGTTTGCTAACACTGGCAAGAAGATTTACCCTGGCAATTCATGGGTCACTAACAATGATAAGATTGAACCTAGTCTAAGGATGAGTCAATGCGCTATTGGATGGCTGTTCTTATGGCAACCTTACGATACTACTTCTGGAAAGCCTTATACATGGGACTATACTTACTATCTAGTGCCTAAAGCTCATGCTAACTTTAACAATGGTAAAGGTATTAGTATGAGGCTTCAAGGAGCTGGTAAAGGCGGAGGTGCAAATGATACTGTGTATAAATATGTATACGTATCAGATGTGTCAATAAGCGGAACAGAGAACAACGGTAAGGAAAATGGTGCTAAGTGGGTGCTGACTAGCGTATTCTCAGTTTAAGGAGGAATTACATTGAAAGTATGGATTAACGATAACGTAGGTTTCCTGACAGGTTACTCCATGGAGCCTGTGGAAGGATTAATCGAAGTAGAAATTGATACTGCCAATTCAGAAGCCATGTTGGGAGGACTGCTTGACTTCCATAATTACTACTTTGACGGTAAGAAAGTCTACAGGAATACTAACAACGAGTTTCAAAAGTTCTTAGAAGAGGAAGCTAACAAGCCTCCTGAACCTTCTAAGGAAGAGATGGCAGAAAGACTTGCTAAGTTAGAGGCACTTTTAGCAGACTTGCTATAAAGCTTTTGGGTGGGTTGTGGGAATAATATTAGAAAGGAGATTCATACATGGTTAAAGTAAACGATGTAGTAAGCTATGTCAACGGACTTGTCGGCAAAGGTGTAGACGCTGATGGTTGGTATGGCTCACAGTGTATGGACTTAACAGTAGACGTTATGCAACGCTTCTTCGGGTGGCGTCCGTATGGTAATGCGATTGCCTTGGTTGACCAGCCTTTGCCAGCTGGCTTCCAAAGAATCCGTACCACAAGCTCTACACAAATCAAAGCTGGTGACGTTCTTATATGGGGCTTAGGATACTATGCTCAATATGGTCACACAGCTATCGCAACGGAGGATGGAAGAGCTGACGGAACCTTTGTCAGTGTCGACCAGAACTGGAATAACCCAAGCCTTGAAGTAGGCAGTCCAGCAGCTGCTATCCACCACAATATGGACGGAGTTTGGGGCGTTATCAGAGCACCTTATGAAGCTGCACAAAAGCCTGCTCCAGCACCTGCACCAAAACCAGATAAACCAAATCTAGGACAATTTAAAGGAGACGATGATATTATGTTCATCTATTACAAACGCACTAAGCAAGGAAGTACCGAACAGTGGTTCGTAATCGGAGGTAAACGTATCTACTTACCAACAATGACGTATGTTAAAGAGGCGCAAGATTTAATCAAACGCTATGGCGGAAACACTAATGTAACAACCTATAACTATGATAACTTTGGATTGGCAATGATGGAGAAAGCTTACCCACAAGTTAAGTTATAAGCCTATAAGAAAAGCCCCTTGGAAGGTTACTCCAAAGGGCTTTTTATATTACATCTCAAAGCATTCTTTAAGCTTTTCTAAAGCTACTCTATAAGCTATCCTCATGCCTTTACCCATATCTGACTCCTCGTCAGCAAGATAATTTAATCTCCTATCCAAGTCTAAGACAACCTCGGCCACCTTCTCCTTGTTAATGGATTCCACAGCACGCTTATGGGAAGCTTCTTTAATAGCATTCACATTGATATTGAAAGGGTCTTTCGGTAAGCTGCTTCCAATGGTTATCTTAGAACAGTCGTCAGTATCTCTTAGATAAACTTTTGGTACATCTAGCTTTATGAAGTTATCATTACGGTAGTTTAAAATAGGTCAACAACCTCCTCTAAGGTATATTCAGTTTGTGGAGTAGCTTCGTCAACAGCTTTCTGCTGAGCCTTCTCAATAGCTACACTCATGAAGCGTTCCATATATAGTAACCGAGCCTGACTGTAAGAAAGCGTAGGGTATCGTGCGTTTCCTCGGTAGTCTGCAACAGCCATCTCCAAGAATATCTTCAAGGCTTCTGCACCAAAGCGTTCAATATCCTTCTTCATGATTGCTCGTAAAGTCTGTAGGGAAGCGTTGATAGGAACTCTCCCATACTTCTGTTGATTAAGGTGTGCCACATACTCCATGAAGGTAGTAGTATTCCAAAGCTCTACTGGAGCGTTTTGCCAATCCTTTGTGTCAACCTTATTCCCTTCAGCGTCTTTGTAAAGCTTATTCTCTTTAGTTCTTATCCAAGCCATAATAAAACCTCTCCTTAAATCTTTGATGAATCCATCATAGCACATGGTGGGCGGATTGTCAACACCTTTTGCACAACTTTTACAAGGAAGTTTCAAAGGCGACTGAAAGGAGTCTTTAGGCTGTGAGGGAACTTTCCGAACGCCTTTCCCCTATACTATATGCTATAGCTATCCTTAAACCATAAGACCTTACGGTCTTTAAGTTCAAGAGCAGCTTCGTTAACACTCAGCTACAACCTCCTAAAGTCGGTTGTGAAACTCTTTAATATGCTTCTCTTTCTCTCTCTCTAAAGACAAGTATAACACATTCCTAAAAATCTGTCAAGCGAATTTGTAGAAGAACTTTTATGGAGTATGTATTTGTAAGGTTGTTGTAATGCTTGTAACAAAACTGTAACAATAAACTTTATAAAATGTTCAAAATGGCTTGACTTTTCCTATTAAACATGCTATACTAATGAAGTAGTAAAGATGAAGAAAACAACTTAGGAGGAAATTAAATTATGGCTAAAGGTTTAGAAGCAATCGCACAAGCAGCACAAACACAATCAAAAGGTTCTGGTGAGCAATCCAAAAAGACTTACCTTAAAAAAGGACAAAGCATTCGAGCACGCATTCCAGAAGACATCTTGGAAAACTTACACGTAAACCAAGTGGTATCAGTATTTGAACCGCAAGTGTTACCTACTTTATCATACCATGCAGAAGGTCGTACAGACGTGCGTGACTTGTATCATGAAGCAACTGAAATCATGTTAGCAGACCACCGCGCTAAAGTTGAATCAGGGGAAATCGAACGTGGTTCACAAGCTGATAAAGACTCTTATAAAGCAGCTCGTATCTTAACTCCAAAACCACTTATCTTATTCGGTGTAATTCCTTTGGCAGACTTCACACAAGGAACTAAGAAAACTAACACTTACCCAGCTGGTGAGCCAATCTTATTAGAAACTAACTTAGGCCGTGACAATGCTAATATTGACGCCTTAACGAACTTCTTATCAAAAGAAACTAACGCTAAGAAATTCCCTAAGAAAGCCTTTGAGATTACTTGCGAAGCGGCTAACCGTTACACTTTCACGCCTTTAGACGATGAAGATTTAACGCCTGAAGAATTAGAAGTATTCAAAGCTACAGAAGGCGCTACAGTCCCTGAAGAAGATTTCGAGAACGCAATCTTTGAAAGCACTATTGAACGCCAAATTGAAGACTTGAAGAAAATTGGTTTCGATACAACTCGTTTACCAAACTTACCTACAGCTGCTCCAGCTCCTAGCCAAGGCGCTGACGAAGAATGTATGGTAGACCCTTCAGGAATCGATTTCTAAAAACTATACGAGGGGCTTCGGCCTCTCTCCTACTATAGGGAGGACATAAAGCATGAAGAAAGACACACCAAAAGTGAATCCAATTAAGTTTACAGAAGAGGATTACTTCCGCCTATTACAGACAGTCGTTATGACAAACACTTTCATCGGCTCTCTATCAGCTGGCTTCCAAGGTAAAGAACGCTTAGAGAAGATTACTAAAATCGCTGAGAATATGTTCGTTCTTAACCGCTTGATGGAATCTGCTGAAAGCAATGGCGAAGACTGGGGCGACGAAATGTTGCTAGACTCATTATACACAGATTCAGAAGTGCTTGTAACTAAGTATAAACACTTGCTGTCAGAAGACCAGTTGGAGTCTATTAACAACTCTATCAAAAACTTTGCAGAATCAGCTGAGAAAGCTCGCAAAGAAGCCTACGAAGAAAAGGTTGCACAAGCAGAAGCAATCGACTTTGAAAAGGCCAAGAAGAAACGAGGCAAATAGCCATGTATAAATTAGAGTTCTTTACGAAAGTAATTGCAGAGCCCATAGATAAGCAAGGGTTGTACCCACATCCTATATCAATCACCTTCTCAGATACGTTTTACCGAGACGACTTTCCTGAGAGAGATATCTATGATGAAGCAGTATCAGAAACATTATGGAATGCTGCTTACGAAATTATTCATAATGGCATGGCAAAGGCTATGTCAGTGAAGACCTTTATAACGGTATTTAACCCAGATACTTTAATGGAAGGTACTATGGTATATGAAGCTGTTCCAGAAGACTTGCAAGTAGCTATTGACACAGGAGTCGTAGAAAACGTTGAGTGGGAAGCTCGTGAGTCGGTATTCCAACACGACTTGCACTACTTCTTTAAAGGCTACTAATGGATTACTCAAAGTTTAAGGTAGGGGACGAAGTTATTTTCCAAGGACAACTCTGCGGGGCAGGTACTGTTATCAACGGCAATACATACACTGTTGTACAGCTTACCACAAAGCCTCGCCATGCCTTTATCATAGATGAACACGGCAACAAGAAGCTAATCCAAATGGGTTTCAACTTCGCTAAAATAAAAGAAGCTTAAAAAGTGTTCAAAAACGCTTGACAAAAGCTTTAAAATATGCTATAGTATTATATGTAAGGCGGCACTACTACGGTTTGTCGTAACATAGTTCGAGATGCTTCTCGGCTATAGCGGTCTAGGGCTACAGATTGCTCCCGCCTGTGGGCTGCTGTAAAAGGCAGTAAAAATAATAGCAGGAGTACCTACCCTTGAGGGTATGAGAGGGCGTAGCAGAGGCGGTGACGACTGCCTCGTTCATGCGTTGTAAGTGTAATGGCTGCACAATGGTCTCCAAAACCATTAGAGAGGGTTCGACTCCTTCACAACGTGTTCAAATAAGTCTTATGGAGGTTTGTGGAATGAATACTGAAAAGATGAAAAGTGAGAAAGCATGGAACCGTGCCATTGTGAAAGCTGAGCAGGAAGCTGCTAAGAAGAAAATGGAACGCCTTGCTAAAATGCGTGCCAAAGCTAAACGTAAATAGCTCCAATAAGTAGGTAAGATGGATTTCTTATCTGCTAGTACATAAGGGAAGTCCCCGACTGCAAAGGAGAGTTAGCTACTCACCAAAGCCTCGCCCGACATCCCTAACCAGTCAGTTAGCATAGTTTAGGTTAATGCACAACAGTCTTCCTATAGCGCTTGTCGGAGGCTGATTGAGAAAGAGGTTCGAATCCTCTACTGGCGCCTTACATACTTCCCGAAAAGCACTTCGGACAGCGTCTGGAAGTGTACCTAGGCGGGTTGGTAAAGGGAACGCTCAATAATCCTTTACTGTAAAGCTTATTCCGTAGCGTGCTAAACGACTAGGAGCGGAGCATTTTGTGAATCATAGGAGGGTAGTAGCAATCCTCGGCCAAAACTAGCTACACTCGTGATGGGAGGCGTCCAACTGCCTCAGCCAAAAGGTTGAACATTACCTACACGCTGTTAACCAAGGCCTATAGGGAGGTCACCAACAGCGAATTAGCCAAGAAGTCCAGAGTAGCTCCCTAGTGAAGTCTTCTGAAGCTGGAGTTGGCTACCAGCAGCCTTATACTCGGGATACAGAATGTTGTCCACCTTGGATAAGTTCTGTGAGGCGGTTCGATTCCGTCTGTAAGGCATTGGCTGTTTATCAGCTTATTCTAAAACACCTCTTTCATAAGACATTACCTCCTTTCGATTAGAGCAGCCTAGGGTACGGCTGTTCTTTTTTTTGTTCAGAAAAGCTTGACAAAGTTTTAATACTGTGTTATGATTGATTCATCAAAGAGTTAGAGGAGAGGTTTTTATGAAGAGTTTAGGAATATCTAAAGTAAACTATGTGTGTAGACATTACGGAGGAACGGTTCTTGAAGACGAAATTGTAGAGATTGTTGGTGAATGGACTAGTGCTTTAGGAGACCACATTATGGAAGTGTTGCCAATGGATTCAGAATCCAGAGACGAAACGATTGTAATCAAAGCTTATAATATCCATAGAATGAGTCCAGAAGAAGTATTAGTTTACCATTTATACAATCTTGAATGTGACCTATTCGCCAATGTAGACTATGGTGGAGAGCATATTACAGAAGCATATGTTGATGGGTATTTGAAAGCATTAAAAGATATTAAGGAGGCTATTAAGTAATGCAAGATACAGCAATGATTTCTAAGAATTTAAAATGGATTGAAGACTTGGTTGATGTAAACCTAGATTTAAATAAGCTTCCATACAATCAACGTATAGAAAACCAGAATAAGATTGCAAAAGTTATCAATGGTCTAAGGGAGCAGTTAGAAGACCCTTACGATGAAGTTGGCTTAAATGATACTCAAGTAGTATTTAACAAAGTGTTTAGTAATGGTTGGAAAGTTCATGTAACCCACTCTCTAAATGGATTCGGATACATGTACGATGAGAATAAACCTTATTCAGTAAATGTAGCAAAGCCTTCTGACTACTTTTTAGATTACCTTACAGTAGGGACACCAGAGGAAGTAAAAGCTATTATCAACGAAGTTAGAGGGTATGAGGAGGATTTATAATGAGCGGAGAGTATGTAGCAATCCGTAGCAATGCCACAGGTAGTCTTTTATATCACACTCAAGAATGGCTTTTCTGGAGAAGCGAGCGTTCTTCAATGCCTTGTAAAAGCATTGAGTACATTGATATGTCTTTGTGTGGTAGGGAAAGTTTCTATAAAGTAGTATTTAAAGCTAATGAATACACTTACGAAGAACATTTACTTAGCAGTGATTATACAGGTATTGAGTTAATTCACAAGGAGGAAGCCTAATGGAAACCATGTACACAGTTATTTATGAAAACCACGTAGAAAGCGAGCCATCGCTTTGTGGAGGAAGCTTCTTGACGGACGCTCCAAAATCTGATACAATTACCTTAATGAAATTCGGCTCAAGAGTTTTTGAGGTTACCTTTATAGATAAAGCCGGGAAGAAGATTTATGCGAAACGAATTAGATAGGAGCTGTTGGAATGCTTGATACAGTCCACTTAACAAAGGATATTAAAATACATGTAGACATACAAAGCTTTCTAATGGAGTTTGAATGGGAGCGAGCTAAATGGACGGAAGACCGTTTAATAGCAGCTTCACCTTTTAGGGATGACAATCACCCTAGCTTTTTCGTCAATTTTAATAATGACTTTGCAGGAACTTGGGGAGATTCGGGAAGTGGAGAGTCAGGAAATTTCATAGAGTTAGTTTCAAGGCTATATGAAACAGATTACGAAACAGCTTTTGAAATGCTAAAAGAACGGTACTGGACAAGACCTTATGAAGCTCCTTCTATATCTGTTAAGCTAGGCGTTAAGAAAGAGAAGTCAATCTTTGACATACCTGTCCATAATCCATCGCCATATCTATTAGGAAGAGGAATCTCAGAGGAGACACAACAGCTTTACCGAACCTCTGAGGACGAGTATAAAGTATGTCTTCCATATATTAACGGAATGGGATTAGCAACAGCTTTAAAATACCGTCGGACAGACTCTAAAGACTTCTTCTATGAGGCAGGTAACAATCATTTGAAAAGCATGTTGTTTGGCTATCACGCAATCTATGTAATGCTTCCTAAAACTGTTGTTATATGCGAGGCTGAGATAGACGCTATGACAGCTTATGAGATGGGATTCGTAGGGATTTCATTAGGAGCTGCTAACCTTATTGAAAACCAAGTGGAACTCATTAAGAAAGTCGGTCTTGACAACATTATCATAGGCACTGATAACGACACCAAAGGAAACTTAGCAGCAGAAGAGATTGACCAAGCCTTTTGGAAGACTCATAAACTATTCCGTTACGAAATGCCTGATGGATACGACTTAAACCAGTATTGGCAAGAGTTTAAAAAGGCTCCACCAATCCGTAAGATAAGCGAACCAAAACTGCTTAGAAGAAAACTCTGGTGGGTACAGGATTAAAATACTTTAGAAAGGGGCTTGACGAGGCCTCTTTTTTATGTTATCGTAAAGGAGTAGTAAGGAGATGTTAAAGTGAAATTGAAGAACTATAAAAAACCTTGGACACAAGAAGACATTGACTATTTAGAATGGTTCTACCAGAGCCCTGAAGAAGGCTCCATCAAAAGCGTTGCAGAGTTTTTAGGAAGGACTCCTGAAAGTGTTAAAACTAAGTATTATGAATTACGTAGCAAGGCCTGTTAGAATACCCATCAAGTATTAATAAGAAATGGACTGAAGAAGAGCGCCAATACGTATTAGACAACTATGGGAAAATCCCTAACAAGGAAATGGCAAGAAAGCTTGGCGTAAGCACTGCCAGAATAGTTCAGTTAAATTGGTACCACACCCATAAAAATAAAAGTGTGAAAGGCCTTGACAAATAGTTACAAACGTGTTACAATAGTGAGGTAGAAATTTTTAGGAGGATTCCAATGAGAAAACAGACCCTTTTGGAAAAGCTTAAACTAGTTACAGGAAAGACAGATAAAGAGCTAAATCCAACTCTTTCACATATACATATTCAATTATGTGGAGGCTCTGGGACAGGCGGTAAGTTCGGCGCCGCTAAAGTTCCATACGACTATTCAGACAACTTCTTATTTAACTCTCCTGCTAGAGTTGCCCAAGAGCAAATCTACAAGCAGTTAGAAGTCTATGTGGGAAGCTTTAAGAGAGACTTCATTAAAGACGGTAACGTAAACCAAGATGAACGGCCAATCAAGAATCTATACTTATGGAGTGAGAACAAAGGCAATGGGAAAACTTCTACAGCAGCTGCTCTCCTAAATGAGTATATGTTCATGTCTTGGCAAGCTTCGGTAATCCGTAAAACAAACATGAAACAACCGCCTGCCTACTTCCTTGACGTAAACAGTTTCCAAACGCTTTACAATAAGTTTACTAGAAATGGAATCGCAAAAGACATTGCAGAAAAGACTTCACGAGAGTATTATGAAATGATGGAACTAGCTGAGTCAGCTCCTTTAGTAGTGTTCGATGAAATAGGTAACCGAAGCGCTACTGAAGCTTTCCGAGCAGACCTTCACGACATCATTAACAAACGAATGGTAAACAAGCTTCCATCAATCTTTACAAGTAACCATCCAATTGACTACTTGGAACAAGTGTTTGATGAACGCTTAGCAGACCGTGTACGTGAACGAACTATCGTGTATCATTTCGAGGGCGATTCACATAGAGGAATATAGGAGGGATTAGGATGGCTTCGGTTTCAGCGGAGATGTTATTATCAAAAGTTATAATTGAAAACGATGTGCAAGCTTTAAATAGATATGGAGTAAGTGAAGATTTATTTCAGTCACCTATTCATAAAGAGGCTTACAACTACATTATTAACTATAGTAGGGAAAATGATGGTAATGCACCTGCATACCAAACCCTTCTAAGAAAGGTTCCTGATTTTGATTTCCAAAGCTCTGCGGAAGAGTCTTATACAAGCCTTACTAAAAGCTTAAAGAACTCTCGTTTACAAGTAGCTACAGCAGCGTTCATAAATGCTGATTTAGGAGAGTTCTGGGAAAACTCAGTTAAAAAGGACGACCCAACAGACTTCATTAACCAGACTATCCACGCCTTAGAAACAATTAAGGCAGAGAACTTAGTTAGCGGAGCTAATGGACACCGATTAGAGAAGGCCTCTGAATGGTACCTACAAGAGTTCTACGACCGCAAGGAAGGTAAATCCGTTAAGTTCTGGAACAGCCACTTTAAATCTCTAACAGAGCTTATTGGAGGAGGCTATCAGTCAGGAAACCTTTATACAATCTTTGGTAGAAGTGGTCGAGGAAAATCTACTGTAATGTTAGTAGAAGCATTGGAAGCAGCTATGAATGGAGCTAATGTTCTTTATTACTGTTTAGAAATGCCTAAATACGAGTTCACTTCAAGAGCAGTAAGCTTCTTATCAGCTCGTAAAGAGGTTAAGAAAAGCCGTATCAACGGCTCTGATTATCTAGCAGGATTTAATATTTCAGACATTACAAAGGCTTCATTTGAAGACTTAAACGAAGAACAAGATTTCGTTGACTTCGTTACCAACTTAAATGATTTCATAGAAGGTTCATTCACTTTAAGAGCAGTAGACGATGACGACTTTGTTAATCGCTCTGTTGCCCAGCTCGAACGAGATATAGTAGAAACAGGAGCAGACTTTGTTGTAGTAGACCCAATGTATTATATGCACTATGAGAAGAACACTTCTAAAACAGCAGGCGGAGACGCGGCAGAAACTTCTAAAGCATTGAGAAGACTTGCAGGCCGTACAAAGTCTGTTATTATCGCTGTAACACAGGCGGAGGAAGACTCCAATGAAAAAGGCGGAGACGAGCGTGAGCTAAACATTCCAAAACGTTCCAATGTTAAGAAGACAATGGCATTACTTGAAGACGCTTCTGTAGTATTGGCTTTCGATAGCTGTGATGGAAGATTTGCTTTGGAGATTGTTAAAGGCCGTTCAGGGCATGAAGGAGAAAGTGTTGAAGGTATCTTCCTGCCAGTAATTGGATATGTGGAAGAATCCTTATTAGAAGAAGTAGGGAGTGTGTTTGATGGAATCGAATTTTAACGAGGAATGGAGACCAATTAAGGAGTTCGGAGCCGATTATTTCGTATCCAACAAAGGCAGAGTAATGAGTCTTGTAAATCGCCTTCAAATAAGAATTATAAAGCAGCATTTAACTAGAGGTGGTTACTATAAAGTAGTTCTGAAAGGTAAGAACAGGGAAGTTCATAGATTAGTCGCACTTGCTTTTATAGATAACCCTGACAACAAGCCTTGTGTAAACCATATAGACGAGAATAAAGAGAACAACTGCGTAGAAAATTTAGAGTGGGTTACTCACAAAGAGAATGTCAATCATGGAATGAGAACAGAAAGAATGGTAGCTGCTCAGTCAAAGCCTGTTAAAGCCACTAATATTAAAACTGGGGCAATACGTGTTTTTAAAAGCATAGTAGAAGCTTCCTCAAAGGGATTTGACAGAGGCCATGTATCTAGGTGCTGTAACAACTTAAGAAAAAGACACAAAGGGTATCAGTGGGAATTTATTAAGGAGGAAGCCAATGAGCTATTACCTATCACAAATGAACAACCTTAAAGAGAAGATTCGATATGAGAAGACTTCTGTTAAGCTTATCCGAGAAAGCATTGAGCGTATTGGAAAGCCTACAGGAGAATATTCTCTAGGCTATACCGACGCATTGAAGATGGAATTACTAATCCACCAGAAGATGTTAGAAGACGCTCAGGAAGAGTTATTGAAGCTTGAGAAAGAGCGTAATAAATAACAATAGTGTTCAAAGGGGCTTGACAATAGCCCTTTTTTGTGTTATACTAGTCAGGTAGGAAGGAGCTAAACAATGACCGTAACTAATGAACTTTGGAAGCCTTTGATATTCAAGGGAATCCACTCAGACATTTACGAGGTTAGTTCAGAAGGTTTAGTAAAAAACAAGTTGACTAATAGGTTATTAAAGCCCCAAGACTCTGGCTATTTACATGTTAGAATACCTCTTGACGGCAAGTATTATAATGCTAGAATCCATCGAATTGTTGCAGAGACCTTTTGCGAAAGGCCTGTGGGATGTAATGTGGTAAATCACATCAACGGCAATAAGAAGGATAATCGAGCGGCCAACCTTGAATGGATTACCCAAAGAGACAACGTTATCCACTCTATAAGGTTACGTGAAGAGGAATCTAAAACCCTCTCTATGGTCGAGAAAATGGACAAGCTTCTGGGAAAACTATTATCGCCAGAGGCTAAAAAAGAGTTTATGGAGGAATTTGTAAATGGCTAAAGGACTAAAGGCAATTAACGAGGCGGCTGGAAAGACTCTAGTAGACACTATCGCAGAGGACTTTGAACGCCAATTAAATAAATGGGGAGCAACTGGTTATACATACGATAGCGACGTACATCACCAACTTATGCGAGACTATCTTAAAATAGTTGACCGAAACCCTTTTGAAGACTTCCCAGAAAACGTTCCAGTATTCCGTTCAAGTGGAACTGGTAAATGCTTACGTGAACAGACTTTGTTCGCTATTGATAAGCTTGAAGGAAGCGACCGAAAAGACCCTCCTAAAATGCAGTCTCACCAAAGCCGTTGGGTACAGATTGGAACCAAGGTAGGGGACATGATTCAGGAACAAGTCTTAATGATGGAGAAACATTACCAACGCTTCACAAAAGAGGAGTGCCACTTCCGTTTTGAACGAACTGAAGAAGGCTTCCCACACTTTGAAGAGTTCTCAACAACCTTCAAGAAGTATAAGTCAGGCCGTATGGAGTTCATTACAGGAGGCTCTATGGATGGCATTATGATTTGGACTGACCCAGCCACTGGAGAAGAGTATCGGGTAGGCCTTGAGGTCAAGTCTAAACAAACTACTCCAGCAGCTACTAGCAAGTTCTCTATGAGACAGCCTAACTCAAAACACGTGTGGCAGGTTAAGAACTATGCTATGTTAAAAGACTTAGACATGTATTTAATTGTCTATGTAAACTGCGCTCACAAGTCTTGGGAAATGACTGAAGAAGACTATGCGAAGAATCCAGACTTACAAGTTTTCGGTGTTGATATTACCGAACAGGATAAGAAAGACGTCCGCAATCGTTTCTTCACAGCGATTGAACATGCTCATGCAGGAACGCTTCCTCCATTAGAGCTTAGTGGATTTACTTTCAGCGACTATAAATACGCCTTGGCAAACAGCCTTACTTACAAGGAGTTAGAAGAGCTTGAGAAGAAAGCTGTATCTAAGTTTGACCAGAAGGCCTTAGAAGAAATCAAGAAGATTAGAGGAGATGTTAAGTAATGAACGAAAGCATTTATGACGGCATTCCAGAAGACATCTTACAAGAGAAGTTCTATGGAGTGTTTATTAAATTCCGTTGTGATAATTGCACTAAGCCTCTGGCAATGCATATTAGTGAACTTTCTAAGGAAATGTTAGATGCGACTTATTTACAACGTGAAGAAGGCGAATCGAATGTCATTTTAAAGGACGTTAACACAGGCCTTGAAATGGCTTTTGACTTAACTGATATTGTAATTTACTCTACTAAAGAGATTGAATTAGGCGATACAGAAACATTTCATAGATTCGCTGAACATATGGCTGATATGATGTTAGGAGGCGATTAAAATACGCTTTATTAGTTTTGATGTAAGCAGCGTTTCAACAGGCGTTGCAGTAATTGACAGAGAGCCTTCTGGATACCTCACGCTAATCCATACAGACATCATTAGCACGAACCCTAAGCATAACGTTGGGCGCCGTTTGAAAGACTTCGCTGAAGCTGTTCAAATTCTTCTTGAAACGTATCGACCAGACTATGTTGTTAAGGAGCAGACAATCGCTCGCCTTGCTACTCAGCACGTCTTATTGAAGTTTGCTGGAGTCTTAGAAATGATTGCTTCAAATGAAGGATTCCCTAAGATTTACGAATACTCTCCTACGACTGTTAAAAAGGTTGTGGGAGGACACGGACGCGCTACGAAAGAAGCCGTATTAATAGGCACTACTAGATACATTAATTGGAATGAGCCTATTGACTTAGTTATCGACGACATTTCTGACGCTGTAGCAATCTGCTTAACACACCTTGACAAAGAGTTTGTATTAGTTCCATTAGGCGAAGTTGAGAAAGCTAAAGAAGAGGCAATGGCAGTGGAGGCAGAGGCTTCTAAATACCTAGAGGAGGAAAGCATATGAAACAGCAATTAAGACTGGCAATTTGTGGAACTTCTCGTGCAGGAAAGGATACTTTCGCTAACGTACTTGAAGATAAGCTTGTTGAAATGGGATTTGCTGAGGCTGATAAACTAGCCTTTGCAGACCCCTTAAAACAGCTCTACAAAAACTACTTCTTTTATAAGGAAGACAAAGAAAAGCCTAGAGACGCTTACGTTACAATCGGTAATGCTATGCGAGAAGTTGATGAAGACGTGTGGATTAATCACCTTCTAATAGCTGCTGACAAAAGCTGGGGAGAAGGAAACTCCATACTGGTAACGGATGTACGTTACGAGAACGAGGCCAAAGTCCTTATGGACAAGTTTGGTTTTATTCTTGTTAAAGTAGACGCTGACGGATTGATTCGTAAGCAGCGTGCAGAAAGTCTTGGAGAAAACCTTGACTTAAACAATAGCGGAGACGCTGAAGTAGGCTTCATTAAAGAAGACCTGTTGGTAATAAACAATGGAGAGGACGATTTAAAGCAAATGGAACGTTACGCTGAAATAGCAATCAATATGGCTCAGGAGGTTGCTAATGGCTAATTCATTAACCCCTCACAAATCATACTACGATAGTTTAGTAGAGGCGGATAAAAGCAACGACTTCCGCAAGATTTTGATTAGGTTAATGAATAGAGTTATTATGAAAGTAAAGGTTCCAATTGAGGTTAGAGAAGAGTTTTGCATGGACGTACTGACAATGTACTATGAGCGCTTTGGTGCAGTAGACGTTCCAGACAGCCTAGCAAACATCCTTTCAACATACTATCTACAAGACGACACTAGAGGAGACTTTGGTGGAGAGAATAAGTTCGCTCGTTGTTCAAAGTTTGAGTACAGCTTCGCTTCTGATAAGAAGGAGAAAAGAATCCGTACAGAAGACTTATATAAAGAATGCCCTATTAAATTGGACGTTCTCGAAGGCAATGGATATACTCGTGACAGTATTGTTACCGATGATGAAGTAGCCAACGCAGAGCTTCGAGCAGACCTCATTAAAGCGATTGATAAAGCTGGATTAACGCCTGAAGAAAGAATGGTGATTGAGCTTAATTTAATCCAAGATTACACAATGCGTGAGATTGAGGTAATGGATGGAATGCCTTCACGAAGCACTTTGAGTCGCTACTTAAAGAGCGCTCGCAAGAAGATAGTAAAACAAATTTAAAATACTTTCAAAAAGGGGCTTGACGAAGCCTCTTTTTTATGCTATAGTGTATACATAGATAAGAGGAAAACACTTTAGGAGGAAATTATAAATGCCAAGAACACACAATAAAATCAGCCGTAAGAAAGCAATCGAAACGTATTTAGAAGGAGAGAATCCACTAGCGATTATCTCAGAGACTATTGAAGAGCATACATGGACAGTTGGATTTAACGTAGAGGACGCTTCTTTCTACAAGGAACGTAAAAGCAATCCATACGACACTTGTAAGAACCCTCGCTGCAAGTTATGTAAAACGATTAAGGAACAGACTGAAAGAATCCCTGCTTACTCTTTAGGGAAGACTTTAGCTAAGCCTTTTGAAGAGCTTTCATTAGGACACTTCGGAAAGCTTGCAGCAGCGGATGTATCAAAGGCTGATATGCCTAAGCTATTAAATGTTACTATGAAGGAAATCAACGCTCATATCGAAAAGCTTGTTGAAGCTATGGGATTAGACGACGCCATCAACCTGCTAAAAGACTATGAGCTTTCAGATAGCATTGTACAAAAGCTTTTAGGAATTGGTGCTTATGACATGAGGCTACACCGTCAACGTATGTTGGGAGCTCGTAAGCAACGCATTGCCGAAAGCAAGAAAGGTGAGTGGACTTAATAATGGATAAGAAGACTAAGTTAAAGTTAGCTGGATTATGGATTCTGCTAGGAGTTGTGCTACTGCTTGTGCTAGTAGATTGGTTACTTCCGCTAGCGATGTTGAAATGGTTATTATAGGAGGGCTTTAGAATGAAGTTAAGAGACTTACTAAATGCAGCTGAATTTGGTAGAATGATTGCATTAAAAACAAATTCAGGACACCTAATTGATAGGTTTTCATTGAACAACCATATAGAGTATACTAGAAAATGGGAAGGCATTGAGCCTTACCTTGACAGGCAGGTTACACTTATTTCAACAACAGTATCAAATGACCTATATATTGAGATAGGGTAAAGGAGGACTTTAAATGAAACTTTTAGGAAGAATTACATTCAGCATATTTGCTGGATTAATGGCAGTATTAGCAGTAGTTGTTTACTTACTAGGCATTTATGGATTATTGATTTTAACTAGTCCATTAGGAGACATTGGAGTGTTTGTTGCAGCAGGTATCGCGGTGTTCTTCATAGTCGCTTTATTCGCATTTTTAGAATTTAAATAGGGAGGAATCTTAGAATGAAATTAAAAGACTTATTAAATGTAGTAGACCCAATGCAGGACATCACTTTGGAAATAGCTGAGTTAATGGCTCCAGAAGGAATTTATGCTAAAGATATTCAGAAGCTGCGTCCAATGGCCTTAGAAATGGAAGTTGTAGATGTTCACACAGCTTGGTATAATGCAGAAGATAGCATTGAAACAACTTTGGGAGTCGTTGTAAAAGGAGGTAAAAGTAATGCGTAAACTATTTGAAGAGAATTTAACAATTGACGAAATGTCAGAGATGTGGTATGGTTGGAATAATGAAGGCATTCTATATGGCTGGGAAAATGGGGAAGCTGGAGAAGCTTATGCAATTCTTGAGGAAAACGGATATAACATGGACTCCATTAAAGTTATGTATGGAGCGTACGTAACGCTTGGTGAATTGGTAGGTGCGATTTAGGTATGCTAATTAGAGTAAATGAAGCTGAGGGAAACACTTCCTTTATCGAATACATTGAGCTTTCACTAGCCTATGGAGGAAAGATTAACATAGAGCTTTTTGTAGAGGATGTTGAGGAAGACAATGCCTTTCCAACAAGCGATTTTTACATGGATGATGAAACTGTTGACAAGCTCATAAAGGCATTACAAAGCTTTAAGAAAGGTGGCAATTAAATGGATTTAACTAACGTATCCCCAGAGGAATTAACAGCAATGATAGCAGCTTTAGATTACGTGTGGAACCACGACCTTGAGGAAAAGGTTATAGAGGAGTTCATGGAAAATGAATTTACCGAAGAAGGAGAAAACTTCCCTGAGATGTTCGATGAAAGGCACTTTGAAAAAGCGCAGGGAACTCTTCTCGACAAAGCATATGACGAGTCTATCATAGTGGATAACCCTTACTTTGATGATTTTGACGACACTTATTCATGTGGCTGCTGCATGTGTTGTGGATGTACCTGTGACGACTACATGTGGGAAGATGATGGAAGCTTTGACGACGATTGGGGAGACGATGATTAATGGCTAATTACTACGTGCTTGAAAGACTTGACGACGGCTCTGGCAAACTCCATCAAGTAAAGCAGTATAAAAGCTTAGATAAAGCTATTAAATACGCTAAAGAGATGAGCACCTTTAAAAAGACTTATCAAGTAGCTGGCCAGTATGATATGAAAAGGCTTGCCAATACTGGAAGACTTATTTAAAAACTGTGAGAGAGGCCTTGACAAAGGTCTCTTTTTATGTTATAGTAAGTCCATAAGAAAGATTTAGGAGGAAATTATATGAAGATTTCAGTAGACTTACCCAACGAAGATAAAGCAAAGGCGGCTATTAAAAAAGTTAAGGGTAAGAAGCCTTTATTAACAATGGAAGAAGCTTGGGCAAAAATCTTCTCAATGAAGAACTCTGCTAAAGATAAGGAGCGCCTTAAATTAGTCAAGGAATACCTTGAAGAAGGTAAGGTAAGCCGTGAGGAAGACAAGTTAAACAAGAACTTCTCAAAGGCCGAGGCTCTACGTATTTATCAAAAGGTTCAAGAAATGGAACGAGAAGCTCTCCTAGAAAGCATTCGTAACAAAGACCTTTCATTATATCCTTTAATAAATGATAGATTCACACTTATTGAATGGGTTAATAAGGCAGTCTCATGTGATGATGAATACTTGGCGATGGACTTTGAAACGGTCGGAGATAATGGTGGAACTAATAAGTATGCAGAAGACATTTCAGGTTTCTCTCTAACATACCGTTACAAAGGCGAAGTGATTAATGGATACGTACCTATGCGTCACCGTGAAGAAGACGGCTCTCCAAGTCCTTTAAATATTGAGAATGTGGAATGGGCTGAAGAAGCTATCAGGAAAGTGTTTGCTTCTGATAAAGCTACTGTATGGCATAACGCAACCTTTGACTTAGGGCTTGCAAAAGCGTCTTTAGGAATCATTCCAAACGTAGATGTCCACGATACTTTAATTATCATGCACTTGCTGGATGAAGACTTAACTAGCTACAGATTAAAAGACTTGGCGACTAAGTTTTTAAACATGCCTTCTAGCACCTTTGAAGAAATGTTTGGTAAGAAAGCTAAGTTTGCTGACGTTGATGTTATGATTGCACGTTACTATGGAGCTAAGGATACTCACATTGGATTCTTGCTTTTAGAATGGCAGCTAGGAATCCTTAACAAGCCCTCTTTTGCCAAGATTAAAAAGGTTTATGACCGTATAGAAAGACCTTGTATCATGGCTACTTTTGAAGCTGAGGCAGAAGGCTTTATTATTGACATGAACGTTGTAGAAAGCGAGCGAGAGACTGTTGCTAGACGTATTAATGAACTTACTGAGCGACTACAGGAACGTTTCGGAGACATTAACCTAGGCTCTCCAGCACAGCTCCAGAAAATGTTATACTACGACAATGATTGGAGTTCAGTTGTCACTCGCGATAGAAAATCTATCCTAAGCGGACATGTCGGATTTGATTCTCATGGTATAAGCAATAATAAAAAGTTTGCTATGAAGCCTTCTGGTGCTATTATCTTAGACCCTATTATTGACAAAGAAGGAAACGTAGTGGCGAAAGATGGTAGAAATAAATTACAAGCAAACTCAAAAGCCTTGAAGAAGATTGCTAATGTAGCCCCAGAGATTCAAGACTTATTAGAATTAAAGGATTTAACAAAGTATATGTCTTCTTTCTTAGAGCCTATTGATACCTTCATTCAGCCTGATGGTAAGCTACATGGAGACTTTAACCAAGTAGGTACTGTAACACTTCGTTATAGTGCTTCTAATCCTAATTTACAACAAGTCAGTAAGCCTGCAAGAGCAATGTACCAAGTGGACGAAGACTCCCTTATTGTAGGAGCAGATTTCAGCGGTCAAGAATTGCGTTTATTAGGACATATTTCAAATGACCCTGACATTAAAGCTGTTTACGCAAGTGGTGTTGATTTCTATTCTTCAGTAGCTTCTACAATCTTTAATAAGCCTTACGAAGACGTTCGAGATGGAACTCCAGAACGTACTCAAACTAAGATGATTGTATTAGCGATTCTATATGGAATGGGAGCAGGCTCTCTAGCAGACATTCTAAAGATTTCTAAAGACGAAGCTCAAAGCTTCATGGATACTTTCTTAAACAGTTATCCACAGGTTCAGAAATGGATTGAAGGTAATAAGAAGACAGCCATCAAACAACGTTATGTGGAAACCATTTTCGGAACGCGTAGACGCTTTAAGAAAGAAGACTTCGGAATCCTTAATAAGAGTTGGAATAGCCTTACTGAAGAAGATAAAGTAAAACGTTCCACAGCTTCAAGAGCTTTACGCCAAGCTACTAATGCCATTGTACAAGGGTCAGCAGCACAACAGACTAAGGCAACTCTCGTAGCTATGCGTAAAGTTTTAGCTGAGTTATCTGAAAAGCGTGGTAAAAAATACTGCTTTAACTTCCTTGCTTTCATCCACGATGAAGCCTTGTTCAAGGTTCCTAAAGATGTTACAGAGTCTGAGCTAGAAGCTATTAGAGACTGCATGGAGAACACTATTAAATTGTCTATTCCATCAGTTACTGATATGGAAATTGGAAGACGTTGGGGAGCTATGAATGGCTTCGAATATCGTGAAGGAATGCCTTGGGCGACAGACTCTTTCGAAGCTTCAAAAGATTGGGAATACCACTTCAAGTGTGGGGACATCGTTTCTTATGCCCATGAAATGACTAAAGAAAAAGGCATGGTATATGCTAATGGAATAGCTGTCGTAGGATGTAACGACGACGAGTGGAAAGATATTAAAAAGAAATTTAAATAAACATTGGAAAAGGGGCTTGACAAGCCTCTTTTTGTATGCTATTATTAATCCATAAATAAGAGGGAGGAAACAACATGGTATTGCAATTAGGGGATAAAGTTACTATTAAAGATAATTTAAAATCTTACGAAAGTTTTGGTAAAGGAGTTACTTTTGTTCCAGAAATGAGTAAGTACCTAGGCAAGGAGGCTAAAGTAGTCGCGATTGGTTCCTATGATGGATTAGAAGTTAACCTAGACATTGACAACGAGTGCTTTTTGTGGCATGAGGAAATGCTTACCAAGGATGAGGATAAGCCTTCAGAACTAACTTTAGGAATGCTTTTGAGTAAGCTAACTGAAGACATTAGCGTAAACATTGATTTAAGTTTTGAATATGAGGCTACTAGAATCGTGTCAGAAAACTATTATTCATGGCAGCTAGAGCCTTATTATAATCGAGTTGTTAAATGGTTTGCACCAGACTTCAGTAATGGAGAGTTGGCGATACTTTTGGAAGGAGAGTTTTAATATGAAGCTTAAAGTAGGGGATAAAGTAACTGTTAGGAAAGACTTGAAAACAGGTTGGTATGGCGATGAGCTAGTTGTTCCAGAAATGCTTGTATTAGCAGGTAAAACAGTTGTAGTTGAGGAAGTATCTGATGGAAGTATTTACATCTCAGGAAGCTCGTGGAATTGGACTCCTGAAATGTTTCAAGAAAAGCCTTCTGAAATCACTTTAGAAATTGGATATCGATTCCTAACAGACACACACGTCAGAGCATCATCTCAGACAGTTACCAACGATGATTACGCTTATGAGAATGCTTGTGAACAGTTTTTGGAAGAATATATGAAGGATTACGATTACGTAGAAGGCGTTGACATTTGCTTCGTAAGGGAGGCCTCTAACAATGCCTAAGAAATACTATGGTGAAGTGTTAGGAAAGTTCTTCAGAAACCTATTATTCGCATTACTAGTAGCTGTCTTTATCCTATGCTCACTGCTACTTATTTACATGATTGGAAATGGCATTTACCTACTCTTTGGCAAGGCTACTCTAATAGCTGTTATAACCATTGTGGTAGCTGTTCCACCAATCTGGGCAGCGCTTTATTATAAGGCTAGAGAAAACTTTCGGAAAGACGCTATCAGAGTCCGTCAAGAAAGCTTTAATGAACAACAGGAGAGTAGCTACAGTATAAAGATTAAGTACATGCTTCCTGAAGACATTATCGACCAAGCTTCGACTATCTGTGGAATAGACCCTTACGATGTTATTAGAAAGACTGATGGAATGCAGCAGGACGCTCTTGTAGAGGCCTTGTTAAATAATGCAAGGTTTGATAGATGTTTCTCTACTACTTATGAAACTATTGAATCAGAATATGGACTCCGTTTTTATAAGGTTTGGGATATTCCTTCAGCGCTTTCATCTATGTATGTGAATGGCCCTGAAGAGCTATTAAATGAGCTAGAGACAAGTTCCATTTATTGTAGTAAGAAATTCTCAAAAAACCAATTTGCAGAATTTGTCCCCGAAGATGGACATGGCTCTTGGAAATCCATTCGGCTAGATAATTCAAAAAAATCTGGTGTAACCTATTGACAAATAGTTGATAAGGTGTTAATATAGGATTATAGAAATTAATTAGGAGGAAGTTTATATGAAGAGCATTTACGAACAATTTAAAGAAGGCACTTTACAGGCTGGGCAACGAGTTACTTTCACAGGAACAGTTGAAGAGATTGACGACTCAGATACTTTATTTCCAGTGTTAGTAAACATTGAAGGGAACGGAAAAATGTGGCTTAGAGAAGGAACTATTAAGTATATGGAACCAGCTCCCGAGAAGCTTCATGAAGTAAGTATCGGAGACCACCTAGAGGCTGTAGCAATCGCTCAAGAAGTTACTAAGGAGCCGAGCAATGGCAATTTACTTTAGTATCAAGGTTTGGGAGCCTGTTCCAGAAGAGTATTGGAATCCTAATGAATACTACCTTCCAGTAGACTATACTATAAACCCTAGCGACGAGAATTTACTAGACGTGATGGAAGACCTATTAGACGACGGTTGCGAAATCGTTTCTGTAGAAATGTTTTCAACACTCCATAAAGAAAGGATTGACTTACCTTGGCAAGATTACGTAGAAAGAAGCCTTTAAAGAATAATCCAATGGCTTACAAGAGACAATTTATTGAACGATTAAAGCACGAGGTTAGAGAAGATGGCTCTGTAGCATTTACTTTAAAACCTTTACCTAAGCCTAAGAAACAGCTTTACCTATTTGTTTTTGACACTCCTCACGGATTCTATGAGGTTCGAGCATGGACTATCAGTGTTGCTCAGGAACGTTTTTGGAAACTATTCAAGAAGGCACATCCACAAACATATAAAAAGATATTAGGAGTAGGGTACTTTAAGACACCTTTAGGAGAGCCGACTGAAGACTATTAAAATTATCAAGGAGGAAATCTAATATGACTAATTTAAATGGAACTGAAGTAGGGATTTTAAAATGTACTGGAAATAATTACAGATATAGTTGGTGGACTGTTGAAGGCATTTACCCAGTCTACTATAGAGAAGGACATGACGGATTCTACATTTTTGACAATGAAGACGACAAATATACAGGCACGAGTATTCAAGATATTATTGACTCTCTCACAAAATCGGGAGTAACTCTTGAAGCAGTTTTGGAACAACCTTCTCCAGAGTCTGTTAAAACGGAAGGTTCCATGAAAGTTGTTTGTAAAGCTACTCCAAGACCTTATTGGTGGACTGTGGGAAAGGTATATGAAGTTCATACTAGTAAACATCGATTACACCTTGTGGACGACGAGGGAGACAACCGCTATCGGGAAGACCTTTCAGAAATCCTAGATAATACTAAGAATGATTACACTACTTTCGAATTAGTTGAAGAAAGCTGCCCAAAAATGTTGAGTACAATTGCTCAAGTAAGAGCCAAGATTAAAGCTGCTCAAGAAGTTGCGAATAAAGCTTATGAGGAAATTGGACGTTTAGAGGCTGATTTAGAAGTTCTTGAGAAATACGTATAGGAGGAAGCTTAAATGAGCATTAAAGTAGGAGATTTAGTAACCATTAGAGAAGACTTACATGAAGGAAAGTATGGTGCAGACAGCGTTGTAGAAAGCATGCTAAAGTATTGTGGAAAGTCTTTTAAAGTTGCTATGATTAGAAACGACGGAAAGAAAGTTGATTTAGAGGGTGTTCCTTGGAACTGGACTCCAGAAATGCTTGTAGACAAGCCTTCTGGAAAGATTATTGGATACCGCTGTTTAAATACTGGAGGTAAGGATTCTTGGTGGTCTGTAGGGAAGGTTTATAAAGTGTATGAGAAGCACGAGCGAGAATTTATTATCGACGACGAAAGAGACGAGCGCTTTTTAGCAGCGCAGCCCTTAGAAGCAGCAATTAAATACCAGAAAGATAATTATGGAACAGTTTTCGAGCCAGTTTATGCGGAACCTTCTACTGAAGACCTTATTGAACGAATTAAGGAAGATATTGAACGCCTTAATAAAGACCAAGAGAACCTTTTCGGAAAGCGTGACCGAATCAATGAACAAGCAATCCAATTAGGCTCTAAGGCACGCAAATTAGAAGAAGTTTTAGAAGTGCTTGAGGAATACAAATAGGAGGAAGCTTATGTCTAAGTATTACTTTACGATTATGGTAGGCAATCATGTGATGAATTTCATTGCTAAGTCAAATGGATTGTCAGAAGAGTTTATTGACAGTGTTACTAAAGAGATTGCAGAAGGCTTAGGAGAGGGCATTGAGCCTTCTCAAGTGGCCGTTCTGAACATTATCAAGTTGGATGTAGAAGGGCGTTTAGAAAGACTTTAGGGGGGGGGGAATTAAATATGTTAACGAAAGATTTTATTGAAGCGGTCGAAGAGCTTGGCTACAGAGTAGATAATAAATGGTCACATAAATTATATGTAGAAACTGCTGAGGAAGACCCAGACATTGTTGTATCAATCAGTAAGCGTAAATTAGTCCCTCTATTTTGGAGGGAATGTACTTTAACTCCAGCTTCTGACGCAGCCGCTTTAGTTAAACTTGTAGAAGAGTATGCTAATACTCCTTTAGAAGAGCGTGAAGAAGCTCCTGCCACAAAGACTTTGCAAGATTACGAATTGGAAGAGCTTGGTGAAGCTATTTCTAAAAAGCTTTTAAAAGAGTATGACCCCAACGTTCAAGTAGTTATTTCACAGGAGCGAATCCACCTTTTTGAGCCCAAGTGGAGCGTACCTTCAGAATGGGCTTTTGAAAACTTATAGAAAAAACTTTACGAAAGGGGCTTGACAACAGGCCTCTTTCATGTTATTATAAGTACATAGAAAAGCACAGGAGGATATTATGAAAGACTTATTTAAATTCGCATGCACACTCATTATGATGGCCACTGTAGTAGGCGGTTACGTAGCTATTCAACTAATCATTATAGCAGTTTGTGGAACGCTTTTACCAGCATGGCTATTCGCAATCGTTTTAGTATGGCTTGTATCAGTCAATTACAGAATCTTAATGAAAGGTGAAGTAGAAAAGTTATGAGCAATGATATTTACCAAAGCACTCAAGACATTTACTTGAAAGCTTTTTGGATTGAGATTGACAGACTTCGTAACAAGGCGGGTGTCACATGGACTTACCTACAAGGTGGGGACACCCCTAGAGCGATTAACGGAACGGCTAATCCATCCATCAAAAAGACTTTACAGCTAATGGATAAGCTTGACGCAGACTTACTAGAGTTTCAGCTAAACGTTGATGAAACGTATCAAAGACTTTTGTCAGGAGGACTTTATTAATGAATATTTTAAATGGTGCAGAAATGTCTCGGTTAATTTATATGGTGGATTGCCAAATAGACTCTGTAAAATCTAACTTAGCGTTTTATCAGCAGGATTCCATAAGTAGTAGCCTAGGAATAATCGAATCCATTACAAATGAGTTGACTGAACTTACTCGGATTAAGGCTCGTTTAGAGGTTATGTTAGAGCAATTCAATAAACTTTTATAGGAGGATATTTAAATGCTTATTAAAAAGGAAAAGAAAGCCTATTTCTTCACTCTTTTCGGAATGGGCTATCATCCAGTTGTGATAGGTGTAGACGCCTATTCGGACGCTGTGGCGATTGAGCGTTTCTATAAGCTTTGGAAAAAGCATTATCCTAAGCATTACAAAACGCCTAAAGAGTTCAATGTAGAAAAGTTTCCGGTATTAGCTAAAAAAGACTATTAGGAGGTAATTACCATTATTCCAGAGGGTTCGTATTTGAAAGATTCATCAGGCCTTAACCACTACCTTATTGAAGGCCATATCATTGGCGTTAAGACAGGTGTAAGAGGCTATCAGACAGTCGTATGGGACAAAGAGCTTGATAAAATGTATGAGCAAAACTTCCACGAGCAGTCTCTTATGAACGATGTCAAAATGTCTAAGAAAGAAATTGAAGAGTTTAACAAAAAGTATAAAGAATGGAGTTGGTCACACGATGTCTAAGTATTTTTACGCGAATACGAATCCAAACCTTTCGGCAAACTATCCAAAAGGATGGACAAGCTTTTTCCATAATATTGTAGGCTATGATGAGCCTTTGTCAGAAGATGTCCTAACGGCTTATCAGCTTAAAGAAATCACTGACTTAAGCGAGCTTCCAGAGCACCATAAGAAAGTATTTGAAACACTTTCAGCAATGGAGTACAGTACCGTTGAGCAAGCTTTAAAAACATTTAAAACAAACTATGTGGAGGGAATTTAATATGAATTTTGAAGAACTAATCACACAGGTAGAAGAATGGTCAGTTAACAAAGGATTAGACAAAGCTGCTCCTGAGAAACAATTTTTAAAAGTTATTGAAGAGGTGGGAGAAGTAGCCGCTGCTATGGCTCGTAACGACCGTGAAGAGCTTGTAGATGGCCTTGGAGATACTTTTGTAACATTAATTATCCTTTGTCAACAGCTTGGAGTAACCCCTATAATAGCTTTAGGAGTGGCTTATGAAGTTATTTCAGGTCGCACTGGTAGAATGGTTGATGGCGTATTTGTGAAAAGCGAAGACTTGTAGGAGGATATTTTAATGGAATTAGATAAAGTTTATTATAGACGTAACCAAGACGGTACCTTATTCCTAATTGTCAACAGAGCTGGAATAGCTTCATTACGAAAGGTTACAGGGATGTCGAAAGAAGTTTCCTTACGCTTTGAAAATTGCAAGTATGAGTGGCGTATTAATAAATACACCACACCTTTAGGATTAAGTATTTTTGAAGAGATGGATGAAACCTTTTGGATTGAAATTCCTGAAGGCATGACAATAGACATGGTAAGACTTTCCTCAGCACCTCATGTAAGAATTTCAGACTGCTTCATTCCAATTAAATAAACACTGCCAACAGCCTTTCCGAAGAGATTCACGGAGGGGCTGTTTTACAAAAACTTATTTTAGGGAGGAGAAATATCCTCTTGCTGCACAGGTAGAAAGTTACAACATAAAGGTTTTAGGTGGGAATTTGTTTAATACTAAAGGCGTCTTACTTAGGTAGGGTGCCTTATTTAATTACCTAAAGGTGGGGCTTAAAAAAATAAAAAAGTTTTTTCCAATGTAAAAAAAATAAAAAAGTTTTTTCCAATGTAAAAAAATAAAAAAAGTTTTTTCACGACCATTTCCCCAAGGAGCTGAACAGGCGTGACAAAAGCACATCCCACACGCATTTATGACGGATTATGCAAAAAGTGATGTCGCACAGGCGCATTCTAAGGCTATTTCAGCATGTCGGCAAGGCCATTATGCACTAATAAATGCTGTACGCACGCCTATTTTACATACTATTTTACTAAGCTGTACATAAGTCCATCACACATACTTATTATATGCTTTTGCTATGCCTTACTATATGCTGTTATATAGGCTAGTTACTATGCCTTACTAGTACCATACTATACCTTACTATACTACCTCCCCCCCCCCCAGTTTCCACGAGAAGTGCCCTATAAGGGGCTTTTTAAGCATTTTTACGCCTTTTTAAAGGCTTTTCTTGCTCTTTTTACAAGCCTTTTTGCACATTCTTTCTTAAAATCCATCAAAACACCTTTATAATAGCTTTTTCAAGGTGTTTTTAAAATTTTC